GAACTCCATGCTTTGGCATGGACATTATCTGGAGGTGTAATTGTTTTAATTACATTATCTGGCAAAACTCAAACTTATGGATTGTGGTTAACTATAGCTGCTTTTGTTGTCCATATGTTCGGTGTAATTATTAAAGGAAATAAAGATGAGGAATAAAATTTATAAATTTTTATCATCATTATCTTTAATTGTTGCTCTTGGGCTTTTTATCCCTTGGGCACCGAGTAATGCACCAATGGCTCTTATTGGGGGTGCAAAGGCAACTGGTGGTGGTCCAATTGTTCTTGATGGTATGGATCCAGTTTGTCACTCTGGTTATGAATCAACAGGTCTATACATTGCTAGAGTTCTAAAGAAAGTCCATGATGGTGCGATAAATCCAAACAATGGACACATTGCTATTTTAGGTTCTAATGGAGGAAATAACTCCTGCGGTGCTTCTTGGGCATCAAAACTTCCTGAGTATCTTGGTGAATTCACCACTGCGCCATCTGTTGATTTTTATACGACAGATGCACAGATAAGTTCCTTTTTTTCAACGACCATAACATCTGCAACACCAGCCCTTATCTGGATCCCAGACAACTGGTCAAGAAGTGCATCAAAAGAAACATTATTCACAAATAATGCAGAAAAAATTGCTGACTTTGTAAACTCTGGTGGTGGTTTATTTGCAAATAACGGAACATATGGCTGGCTTACAGCACTTCTTCCGAGTGCCGTTTATAACAATGGAGGTTGCAATGGTGGTCCAGAAGCAACATCTGACGGCATTTCAGATTTTAATTTAAATAACACAATTGTTGCAGCTTGCTGGCATGGATACTTTACTGGCAATGTTGGAACACTTAAAACTCTTGTTGATTATCCATATCCAACAATGTCGAGCACTAGAAAAGCCGTTTCGATTGGTGGTGGATCTGTTTCGTTGCCAAGTTCTTTTACATTGGCAATATCTCCACAGAACCCAAATGCTGGTGAGGATTTAACAATTACTGCAACAGCACAAACACTTGCCGGTGTTCCACAGTCAGGAGTTACTGTTACAGTAACAGTAAGTAGTGGACCAGATGCTGGTCAAACACTTACAGCTGTTACAAATTCAAGTGGTATAGCAACAATTACTGTCAGGACAAATTCTATTGGTACTGCTGTTTATACCGCTACAGCAACTGTTAATGGAGTAGCGAAAACCGTATCAGCGACTGTCTCTTGGAATCCTCCAACGACAACGACTGCGCCTCCAACTACAACAACAGTTGCCCCAACTACGACATTAGCACCATCAACAACCGTTCAGTTAACAACCACAACTGAATTAATAACCACGACTTTGCCAGCAATTTCAGTAACTACTACAACGGTTCATGATCATAGCACCCATAGTCATGGCAAACTACCAGAAACTGGTAGTGGATTCTTGCCAAAAATGTTTTTGGCAATTTTAATTTTAATGATAGGAGCATTCTTTTATGGCCTTTCATTATTGGAGGAAAAATGAAAAATTTAAATAATATTCTCCTTAGAATACTTGCTGTATTCGGAGCCTCTGGTCTAGGTGTCATCGGGGCTGGCGCTGTCGCTGGAGTAAGTCTACCAAAGGCTATTTTTATGGCTGGAATTGGTGGAGTTGCAAAAGTGGTAGAAGGACTAGCCAACGCTTTCCTTGATGATGGAAAACTTGATGATAAAGAGATAGAGTCAATCTTTAGCAAAGCAAAAAGTAAGCCTGATGAAGCAGACTAATGTATAATGTAATTAGTGATATTTGATCACAAAGGAGAGTCTATGAATAAGATTTTTGAAAATAACAAGGCTTTGCTCGCCTCATATGGAAGAAGCGTTTTGGGTGCAGGTGTATCTACATATGCAGCAACACAGGATTGGAAGTTAGCGCTGAATGCTCTTTGGGCTGCAGCATTGCCAGTAATTATGCGTTATTTGAATCCAAAGGATGCTGCTTTTGGCAAGGGTGCAGGTAAGTAATGCCCAGGAAATATCCATATTATCCTGCGCACGATGGTAAAAAGGCAGGCGCTGGCGTTGAATGGTTCGTCATGGCTTGTGGTCGTAGATGGAAGGCAACAAATATGGGGATCTATTCTCCAAGATTAATGAGAAATTCTCATACAGCAGGTAAGAAAATCGGAGATCCAGGAATGGAGAAATGGCTGTCCGTTCATGCAACCGGTGCTGCTTGCGATATCGGCTATCCAGATCGTAAGACTGGTCTTGCAATGTGGGAGTGGTTCATCACTCATACAAAAGAATTAGGAATTGTAGAAATTCATGATTATGCATTTGATTCAAACGCTAAAGATGGAAAGCCTGGTTATGGAAGAGGTTACCGTTGCTCAAGAGGTGAAGGTATGGCTGGGGTAAAAGTCTATAATGAAAAAGAGAATGCCGGGTCTTTTGGAGGCCAGTGGTTGCATCTAGAATTTGAAAAAGAATTTGCTGAAGATGCTACAAAAATGGAAGCGGCTTGGAAGTCAATTCCAAAGCCTGCTAAATAGGAGTTAGTTATGTCTAGAAGCAAAGCATGTGAATGCGGTTGTGAATGTGTTGAACAATGCGATTGTGGATGTGAGGCGTGTGACTGCTGATCATGGCTGCATCAAGAGATATATCAATTTATCAAGGAGATTTTTATACGCATGAAGCGCGTATAAAAAACTCTGCAAATACAGCAATTAATATATCTGGTCGTACATATTCTGCACAAATTAAGAAATCAAAAGGTTCTGATACTATTGTTGCATCATTTACAACACAAATTACTAATGCCGCAAATGGAATATTAACATTTTCAATGTCTTCAAGTAATACGGCAAATATAACAAGTGGTATATACTATTATGACTTAGAAGAGATTAATGGCTCTGTTGTGACAACTCTTATGGGAGGTAAAGTCACAGTTATCGGAGACATAAGCAATGGCTGATATTACTACATTAAGAGTGGATACTGGAGATGTAACAAATGTTACAATTACAGAATCTGATGTAACAAATGTTGTAGTTAGAGATGGGGATATTACAGTTCTTAACTCAACTCCTGCAACTATAACACTCGAAAGAATACTAACTTTGTCGGATGCAACGCCATCTGACATTGCCAGAACAGGTAGTTCTGGGGTTTTAGAGATTGCAAGCAGAGCGGATCATGTCCACTCAATTGCAAATACGCTATTAGACGGAGGAAATTATTAATGGCAAATACAATTAGAATCAAAAGAAGGGCTACTGGCAATGCCGGTGCTCCATCTTCATTGGAGAATGCAGAACTTGCATATAACGAAGTAGATGATGTCCTTTACTACGGTAAAGGAACAGGCGGTGCTGGTGGAACTGCTACGACAGTTCAAGCAATTGCTGGTACTGGCGCATATGTGTCACTTTCGGGTGCTCAAACAATTACAGGTAACAAAGAGTTTACTGGAACAACAATTGTTGCAACACCAACAGCGAATACCCATGCTGCAACAAAACTTTATGTTGACCAAGCAGTGTCTGGTGTAAGTGGTTCAATTACGGTTGCTGGAGACAGTGGTTCAAGCCAAACGGTAAGTTTAAGCGATACACTTACAATCTCTGGTGGAACAGGTCTTTCATCTGTTGCTAGCGCAACTGACACGCTTACATTAAATCTTGACAATACTACTGTTACGGGTGGTTCTTATGGCAATGCAAATACTGTTGCTACCTTCACTGTTGATGCACAAGGTCGTTTAACAGCCGCTGGAAATAGCGCTATCTCAATTACAAACTCACAAATTTCAAACTGGCAAGAGGCTGTTGAGGATACTGCATCTACGATGATTACAGCCGCTACTCACTCTGGCATTAGTGTTTCCTATACTGATAATAACTCTTCCGCAGGAACTCTCGCTTTTACAAATACAGGTGTAACTTCTGTAACTGGAACATCAAATGAAGTTAATGTTTCTGGTACAGGAGCTGGTCCTTGGACTGGCGCTGTGACTATTGGTCTCCCAGACGATGTAACAATTGGCAATACTCTTACTGTTACTGGAGATCTGATTGTTAATGGAAATACAACAACTTTAAATACTGCAACACTAACGGTTGAAGATAAGAATATTGTTCTTGCCAATGTCACATCTGCATCAAATACGACAGCAGATGGCGCTGGTATCACCGTAACAGATGGCTCAACTGGTAAGACATTTAACTGGGTTAATGCAACATTGGCTTGGACTTCATCAGAAGACTTGAATCTTTTGGCCGGTAAAGTGTTTGAAATTGGTGGAACTTCAGTTCTTTCTAATACAACTCTCGGTTCAACAGTTGTGAACTCAAGCCTAACATCGGTTGGCACCATTGCAACTGGTGTATGGAATGGCACAGCAATCGCTTCGACATCTGGAGGTACAGGTCTTACATCCTATACAACTGGTGACTTAATTTATTCCTCATCTGGTAATACACTTTCTAAACTTGGAATTGGAACTGCTGGACAATTCTTGAAAGTTGTTGCTGGAGTTCCAGCGTGGTCTGATACAGTAGATGGCGGTACTTTCTAATAGGAGGAAGTAATGGCTAATACCATTAAGTTAAAAAACTCAGGTACTCCAGCAGCAGTCCCCGGTTCTCTTGAATATGGAGAGCTGGGGCTGAACTATGCCGATGGAAAGATTTTTTATAAAAATGGTGCAGGTGTTATCTCTGAATTTACTCTTAATGCAGGAAATATTAATGCCCATGAAAGCGTTCAGTTAGCAACAACTGCTGTTCTTCCAAACTCTCCAACATACACTGCTGGCTCTGCTGATGGGAACAGTGGTCTAGGAATTGGGGCTTATCTTGAATCAGGCTCAAACGCTGTTTTAGTTGTTGACTCTGTTACGCCAAGTGTTGGTGATAGAATTCTTGTAAAAGATCAAGTTAATCAAATTCATAACGGTATTTACAGTGTAACAACTGTTGGAACTGTATCTGCTAAATGGAGATTAACTAGGGCTTTGGATTTTGATAATTCAACCGGTCCAGAAGTAACTGCTGGTGACTATACATACTCAGCCAGAGGCACTGTTAATACAGGTAGAGCTTGGATGATGAACGCTACTGGTACTAATACTGACGGTTCAATTAAAATTGGGACAGATAATATTACATTTATTTCAGTTGGTATTGGACCAAAAGGTGATACTGGTGCTACAGGAGCAGGCGGTGCTCTTGGCTATTGGGGTTCTTTTTGGTCAACTCAAGACCAAACTGCTGCGGCAACAGGGACTGCTTATGCAATTACTTTTAATAATTCTGATACTGCAAATTCTGGTGTAACCCTTTCAAACAGCAGTCGTATTAACTTTACAAATGCTGGTGTTTATTCTTTTATTTTTTCTATTCAATTTGCTAATGCAGACAATAAAATTGACGATGCCAATGTTTGGTTTAAGAAAAATGGAACAAATATCCCTGCCTCTGATACATCATTTAGCATTGTTGAATCTCACGGTGGTATTGATGGTAAAGCAGTAGGAACAGTAAACCTAGTTCAATCCCTTGCTGCTGGTGATTATATTGAATTATTCTGGCAGACAACAGATACGAATATTCGTCTTGAATATAGACCTGCAGAGGGGGTAGCTCCTGCAATTCCATCTGTTATCTTCACAGCAGTTCAGGTAATGTATACACAATTGCCAAGTGCAACTGTTCTTGATGATTTCCAAAATGTAACCGTTCCATCCCCATCTTCTGGAGATTTTCTTAAATACAATGGTTCTGCTTGGGTCAATGACGCTATTGATTTAGGAACAGATACTGTTGGAAACTATGTTGCATCACTTGTTGCTGGAACTGGAATTACTTTATCAAATAATTCTGGAGAAGGTGCAACTCCTACTGTTGCTCTAACAAATACATCTTTAACAATTAATGGCACATCAATATCTCTTGGAAGTTCAGGAACAGTAACAGCAAACGCTGCGACTCTTACTGGTTCATCTCTTAATTCTTCCATTACTGGTTCAAGCCTTACATCAGTAGGGACTTTAACATCGTTATCTGTTTCTGGAAATGTTTCGGTAACTGGGGCAGTTATTGATCATGTTATTACAAATCAGCAAACTGCTTCATATACCTTGGCTTTGAGTGATGATGGGGATTTGGTTGAAATGAATGTTGGAAGTGCTAATAACCTTACAGTTCCAGCAGACAACACTGTAAACTTCCCTGTCGGAACATCTATTGATATCCTCCAAGTCGGGTCTGGACAGACAACAATTGTAGCTGCTTCAGGTGTTACAATTAATAGATCAACAGGTCTTAAGCTTAGAACTCAATGGTCTGCTGCAACCTTGATTAAAAGAGCTGCAAATACATGGGTAGCCATAGGAGACCTGTCAGCCTAGTCGGTTAAAAGGTATAATAGATATATGTCTGGAATAAACTACTACCCATTAAGAGGTCAAGATAAAGCTCAAAGAGTTATAAATGCAACAGCAAACATAGCAATTGCATCTAATGAAAGTAGTTCAATATACTACTGTAATAATTCAACCGCATTATATATAACCATTCCGATTGCTGTTAGTAATGCACTGCCAATAGGATCTCAATTTGATTTTATTAGAGCAAATTCAAATGTTATTTTTAATACCGCCCCAGGCGGATTAACTATTACATCATCATCTGGGGCAACTCCACAAATAAGAGTCGCATTAGGGGCATGTAGCCTTATAAAAGTTACAAGTAATAGCTGGGTAGTTGTTGGTGACATTACGACATGAGGCACTTAGGCATTGTAGCAAGTAGTGCTCCACAAGCATCAGCACCGACAATAACAATAAATAGCACTACCAATTTTAATCAAAATAGAGCAACATTTAATGCAACTGTAAATCCAAATGGCGCTACAACAAGCGTTAAGTTTCAATATAGTACAGATAACTCAAATTGGACTGATGGCGCAACAATAACAGGATTAACTGGCACAAGTCAAAGTGTATATTCAAATCAAACGGGTTTAACAGAAAATACATCAACTGGAACATTCTATTATGTAAGAGCGGTTGCTACAAATTCAGCAGGCACATCTACGAGTTCAAATACAACATTCACAACATGGAAGAGATACACATATGAGCTGCTTAGCTCAGGCTCTGGTTCAGTAACCTTGCAAACAATAACACCAACAGGTTCAAGTGCAATTATCCCAACAATTTATGAAGTATTTATTGCTGGTGGTGGAGGTGGAGGAGGTTACGCAGGTGGTGGAGCTGGAGGATATGTTAAAAAAGACACCTTTGCATTAAACAGTGCAACATCGTTAACAATCAATACGGCAGTAGGTGGTGGTGGAGCAGCACAAACAGCAGGAGGTTCTTCAACTATAAGCGGCTCTGGTATAACAACACTGACAGCGGGTGGTGGTGGAGCAGGACTTGCTGGTACTGGTGCAAGCTCTAATCCTGGTGGAAATATGGGTTCTGGAGATCTTGCATATAATGGTGGAGCAAGAGGTTGTGGAATTAACTTCGGAAAACAAGGTTCGTATGAAGACTGCTCTTCATGGGGTTCAGGAGGTGGAGCATCTTGGGAAGGGAATGGCTATGGAATAACAGGCGATGGTGGTATGACTATTTATGGCGGAAATGGTCGTACTGGAGCAACTCATTATGGGTATTATGGAGGAGAAGGTGGTCGTGGTTATGGTACACAAGGGTCAGGAACATCAGTTACTCCAAGTGGTTATGGTTCTGGTGGAGATTCAATAAATGGTGTAGGAACAGCTGGTATGGTTTCATTTAAGTATTGGGCACCAGTTGTTTAATAGAATGATAAAATGGTAGGAATATGCAAATAGAAAAATTTACACCCGAATTAATTAGAAATTATAAGATGTTTTATATTTTACAACATCTTAATTCTGATATTGAAGACTTTATGCTTTATTGTCAAGAGGTTAGCGCTACATCTGCTTTTTATGATTTTGATCTTTTTGAAATGAATGATAAAAAGGTTCTTCTGGCTTTTCCAGATCCATTTAAATACTCCAACATATATAATCTAGTTGCAACAGATGGCAATATTTCTGAAATTGTTCCAATGCAACCATTTGAAAGAATTTGGTCGTACTATGATAAACCAACAGATAGTACTGAAGGTTTTTTTGTTTTCATGAATTCTATTCCAATGGCTTTGGATGGGCTGGATTGGAGATGTGATAATGCTAAATATGGTCCTCTTGGATACAATGTCGGTTTAGATATGAGTGAACCAATGCTAAAGACCTTAGATCAGATTGTTGTGTATGAACCAATTATGTCTATTAACTCTATTGGGCATCTAGTATACGCCCATGTAATCATCCCAGAAGAGATTGAAGAGTATTTTATTAATGGTAATCCAATTCCTTTTTATGGAAGAACTCTATCGGAAGTGTTTAAACAGTTGGTTGAATGGTCTGTAGTTACAGAATCTCCATTCAATAATACACAAGAGATGGCACTAGATTCTAAAAATTTCTTAGAACAAATTTATTTTGATAATTCTTATGTATCTAATCAAGTTGATATGCAAATCTTTGAGTATCTTAAAGGAAATACAAATGCAAGACAAAGACCAGAAGGTGTCGAGTCAAATAGTGAAGAATTGAAAATGTTTATTAAAAAGAATTCATCTTATGGCACTCTTTCTGCACTTTTATCATTGTATCCAACGGCATGGGATGCTGGTTCAATTATTGAAGAAGACAGAACTAGAATACAAAAAGATTTGGAAGACTTTGTTACACCATTTGTTCCTGAAAATATGGATAAGAGCGTTTCAAATTCGGATAATTTATTGGCATATATCTTATCCAATGCAACATTGGATGGCTTGAAGATTTTTGCTAAAATTAAAATTAATTTTATTAAGAAGCAAATAGAACTTTTGGATAGATTAGAATTATCTATAAATCCTGATTTCTGATAAAATAGAGGTATTATGGAAGAAGTTAAGATAAACACATCAAAAACGCTAACTTTGACATTACCTTCTGACCCAACCTCAAATCTGGTTTCTGTATCCCTTTATCATGAACTTGGCGATCTGGTCTCAGGTCCAAGCAGCGCCACCAGAACGGGCACAGGAACTTATACAATTACATATGGGCAACAAGCCTCTGGTATCTATATTTTAAATTCAGCAGGACGACACAGGGCTGATTTCACATATACCGTTTCTGGGACTCAGTATACCCAATCAAAATATATAAATGTCTTTACTCCTTATATCACTTCTGCTGAATTCTTTGACAATCACCCTGAATTGGATGATGAATTTGGTAATAAGTTTGAGTCAATTGCCAAGAGGGTTAGAAACGCAGTTGACACATACTGTGGTCAGTCTTTTGACTTCTACCCAAACAAGACAATGACCATTAATGGAAATAATTATTCGTCATTAAGATTGCCAATCCCTGTAACGACTTTAAGAAGTGTTATCCAAGAGCCGGGCGAAGATGATGAATTCATACTCCTTAGCGAGACTGTCGACAGGGTAGAGAAGATTAGGCAACCATTCAACTTTGACACCACTTATAACATTAGATTTAAGAAAACATCTGAACCAGAAGAAATTTTTGTATTAGGAAGATGGGATCCAGATTTGACGTATAAGATTTCTGGAGATTTTGGTTGGAGATTTGTTCCTGAAAATGTTAAACAGGCTTGTGACATTCTTATTGCTGACATTATGAATAACGATTATGAATATAGAGCGCATGGAATGACTAGAGTTGAGATGGATGCTCTTACTGTTTATATGAAAGATACATTCTATGAAACTACTGGCAATATTGAAGCAGATGTTCTTTTAATGGACTATACGCTTTTTGTGATGGATTATATTGTCTAATGAGTGCAAAAACATATTTAAGATTTGTTCATAAAGTAGATGTTTATGAAAGAACAACATCAACAAATAGTGCAGGTCAGAGGACAATCGCATTTGCAAAGTCAGCGACTGTTCCCGCCGTATTCCAAGCAAAAAGAAGCGAAAGAAGAATTGAGCCTTATGTTGACAATATTGATGAATACGAATTTTACATATCTCATCAAGATGCTCAGTACATAACTTATAATAATAGAATTCAAAATGTTAGAGATAGATATGGTAATGTACTTGAAGTTGGACCATTAGAAATTATCAGCATTCGTAAATATATGGGGTTTAAAGGTGCGTTGCACCATCTTTTGATCGTTACCAGAAGAGTGGTAGAAAATGCTTAAGATGAATATTAACTCTAACGCAACTAGGCAAATGGAAGCGTTGATGAATAAAATTGATACCTTTCCTAATAGGATTGCATCGGCACAACAATCTGCTCTTTATAGAACATCTAATAATCTAGGTCAAAAACTCTACAATAGATTTCCTGCGTCTAGATATTTAGATTTTGTAATTTCTACAAGGGGTTCTTTGGGTTATAGCCTGACAATAACACCAATGAAAAATGAAAAAACAAGCAATGGCGCAGACGCATATATTGCAGCTTCTATATTATTGAAGGGAAGAAAAGCCTATACTGTAAGAGGGAAGAGGGGGAATCTGATGGTATTGAGAGATGCATCAGTTCCTCCATATCCTAGGGTTTTAAGAATCGCTTCTATCCCCTATTCAAAAGGTCATAGTGATGAGATTAAAACAGAAGCTCGTAATATTATTATTCAAAATCTTGAGTTTGCTGTTAAAAGATTTGGCTTTGGTCCATTAGGCGGTACCTCAGGTCTTACTGATTTACCATATGTTAGATCAAGGGTGGGACAATAATGACAGTTAGCGTATACGATGTAAATACTTTCTTAAAAGAAGATGCAACTCTTCAATCAATTGCTGGTAAAACAATGAATTTTTTCCCTGTAATTGGTTATGGAACAGAGTCTCCTCCTTTTGTTGTTTACTATTTCTACCCATCAATTCCATCAGTTGAGGCTTTTTGGAATAGATACGACAATATCAGATACTCAATTTATGATAGTGATGCTGATAGACTATTTAAAATAGCAGAAAGATTTATCTATCTACTTGGCAGAGGAGATACTGTTTCTCAATCTGGTGGAATTGAGAGTGTAAACCATAGATTCAAGTCTGCAATCTTTGTAGGTTCTTCAATTTTAGAACCTTTAGAAAAAGAGGGCTGGTATCAAATGGACTTAGATTTTAGGATATATTCAACTTCTTACGCATAACTATGGTATGCTAATAAGATATGAAGTATACTACTATTACATACATAGGCAAAACTGAAGGTTATACCGTCAGAATGGGTGCTAAATCCTACGAGTTTGAATGGCAGAAAGGCTTGGGAATTGGTAGAAAAGGGGATGAGGTTCACCCAGACCATGTAAAAAAGATCGCTAAATGGCGTGATAAAAGAGGAAAGAAAATTTTCTTCCTCGAATAATTTAGGAGAAAAAAATGGCAACAAACGCAGCAAATATTGTGGTCGGTGAAGCAGTTGTTAAAGTTGGTGCTTCCAACTTGACAATGACAGGAACCGACTTTGACGCTCTTACTGATGTTGGCTACACCCAAGGTGGTGTAGAAATTTCTTGGCAGCCAGATATGGTTGATATTGAAGTCGACCAATTCGGTGACGCTGCTAAGGTTATTCAGTCAAGAGTTAAGGTTATGGTTAAGACAACCATGGCCGAAGGCACTTTGAGAAACCTTGCAATCGCATGGAGCTACAACACTACAATCGCAAACAGTGATTCTGAGGGAGCAGACATCGTTAACACACTTGACGGTGCAAGCACTAGAACATTCAAGTTTGGTGGACAGAGCGTGTACCCATTCGAGAAGGCTGTTCAGATTGAAGGTAATGCACCTGGCTCTGACGCATCAACAACGAAGACACGTAAGTTCAGAACAAAGAGAGCAATCTCAATGGAATCATCAACAATCAGCATGAAGAGAGCAGAGGCATCCGTCTTTGCAGTTTCATTCCGTGTACTTCCAGCATCTGACGATACTGGTTACGAATACGGTAAGATCATCGATCAGACATAAAAAACACTAATCTTTAGTACTTGGGTCAATCCTCTGTGTGGTATTATATTGCACAGGGGATTTTCCCTATTTATAGACAAAAGGATGGTTCATTTAAAATGGCTAATAAGAATGTGGATATGTACAAGGGAACAGATATCGTGTTTGCTGATGGCAAGGTGCGAACAATTAAGCCCCTCACAATCCGTTCACTCAGAGAATTCATGAAGGTTGCAAATGATATGAAAGCAACAGATGAAGGTGCAATGACCGATGAGGACATTGACAAGATGGTTGCTGCGGCAAAGATTGCTCTTAAGAAGGTAGACCCAGAGTTGGCTGCTGATGAAGATGCATTGGAAGACGCACTTGATCTTCGTTCATTCCAAGAACTCATGGCAGTCGCTATGGGTGGCGACCCAAACCTGTAGAGGGAGGGTCAGCAGGTTCTGGTGAGCCAATCGCATGGGATGATCTTCCCTTACTGAAGTATGAATCAGAAGTTTTTGTTCAGATAGGGGCTTGGAAGAATCTAGAAGAATTAGAAGACTCCTTGCTCCTACATGAACTTTTCCTTTTATATCGTGCATGCGGTAATGAATATTCAAAGACAATTAAAGCATCTGCTGTTGCATTTGGTGGAGAGGTTGATTTTGATGATGATTGGTATGACCAGAATCCTGTAGATGATAATTCAATTACTAAAGACAATATTGTTGATATTCCAATCGGTCTTGGCTTTGAATTCTCTCAATAATTTTATTGCATTTTTTACTGTAAAATGGGATAATTTGATAGGTACTAATTGATGAGTGATGTAGATATTGTATTAGGCATAGCCGTTCAAGGTGTAGAGAAAGTCTACAACTTAAGCAATGCCATGAATCAATTAAACAGGGCTATTGTTGGCGCTACAAACCCAATTAAAAACCTTGAAGCAAGAAGTCGTGCTCTATCATCTGCCATAGGTTCCTCAGATTCATCTTTAAAAAATCATGCAAAAACTATTTCTGAAGTTGCAAGAAACAATGCAATTCTTACTAATGAATTTTCTAGAGTAAGAAAAGAAATTTCTGGGTTAGGAACATCTTATAAATTTGCGTCAGGAGCATCTTCTGAATTTAGACAAATTGCTGTTAGAGATTTAAAAGCTTATGAAGAATCATTAAAGAGTATTAGAGTTCGCGCTTTAGTTGAGGATCTTAAATCACTTTCACAAGAGCAAAAGAGACTTGGTAAAGACGCTCAGTTCGTAGGTCGAAGCCTTATTATTGGTCTTACAACACCGATCATGGGGTTTTCAAGATTTGGTTTACAATCTCTTGTCGCAATAGATAGAGAATTTGTTAGATTAACTAAGGTTCTTGAAACAGTTGCTCCAACTGCAGATGCTGCTGCTAAAAAAATTGGTGTTGATTTAAATAACGCAACAGAGAAACAAGTTGATAGTGTTAATAAATTAGTTAATAATTATAATAGACTTGATGAAGGTTTAACTAAGATCAGTAGAACCTATGGTGTATCAAAAAGCTTAACAGTTGGACTTGCTGGAGACTTTGCAGAACTTGGTATTCAAGTAACTAAGAATATTGAAGAAATTACAGAACTAACAGCCAAGACAGAAAAGCTTGGTAATATGGATATTGGCAATGCTAAAGATCTGGTACAGAGCCTTTACTTCCAAGCACAAAGAGCATTCCAGCAATCTGGCAGACTATTTCCAACAGTTGAAGCAAGAGAACTTGCAGGAATTAAAGCAGCTACTGCACAATTAAACTTATTCAACTCTGTTGAAAACGTAACGGCTTTAACACTTAAAGATCTTGGTGATGCATTCCCAGAAGTTGCTGCTGCTGCCACATCATTCGGCTTATCAATGACTGAAGCAGCAGCATTGCTTGCTCCTATGAAATCTGCTGGTTTTGAAGTTGGAGCGTCTGCTAACTCAATTAAAGTTTCACTTCAAAGACTAACAGCACCAACTAAGCAAAATGCTGAGATGTTTAAATCATTAGCAAAGCAGTATGGAACGAGTTTTACAGAAGTCAAGGGTACTGGTCTTGATGCAATTCAAAGCCTTATTGATTCTTTTAATGAATTAAAAGACAGTGCTGCTGGTCAAGAAGGCGCAATGGAATTCTTTGCAAAAGTTTTTGGCGTTCGTCAAGGTCCAAGAATGGAAGTTGCAATTGCTCAATTAGCAGCTTTTGACAAATTATTAAAGAATGAAACTATCCCCGCAACAGAGAGTGCGGAAAAAAGATTGCAAGGCTATGCAAACACTGCGGTATTTGCAGCTAATAGAGCCAAAAATGCTAACCTCCCAGTTATTCAAAGTTTTAAAGATATTGGTATTATTGCAAGAATTGCAACTGCACAGGCTGGTCAAGATGTTGAAGGAATGCAGGGTAAAGTAACTCAATCACAAATTAATGCTGCAAAAGAAGTTAGAAAAAAAGTTACTGACGAAATTGTAAAAGCACAAAGAGAAGACCAAGTTGACTTAATTGGCTCAGTAGCAACAGAAGCTGGCAGAGCAATGTTTATCCAACTTGCTGGAGCGGCTAATGCTTCTGAAGTTGCTCAAAGAGAATTAGAGGTGTCTTTGAGTGCACTTGATACACAAATTTCTATTCTAAAAAATAACTTTAAAGCCTTTGCTTCCGACATTCTAACAAGCATAAAACCAGCAATAGAAAAAATTTCAGACATTTCAACGACTCTTATTGAAAAATGGTCCAGTCTTGATGATAGAACTAAAAAGTTAATTTCCACAATGGCTCTCATAGGCGCAGGAGCAACTGCTGCAATTGGTCCGTTGATTTTTGTATTTGGTCAGTTTAGACTGGCAATGGGTAGCATTGGAAAAGTTTTATTTGGCTTCCTGCCAGGACTTAAAACAATGACGATTGAATCCCTTGCAGCAAGAGATGGTCTTCTTAAATTAACAAAACCAATAACTGTTATGGGTGATACTGTTGTAAATACCAATGGTAAATTTGCAACATTTATTGCAACATTATCAAGTGGTGATGGGCCAGTCTCAAATATGGCTAAAAAACTTGGAGAGATGACAGGCGTTCTTCAAAAGACAACAACTGCTCCTCTTCCTTTAGTAAGCGAAGTAATGTCTCAAAAGACTGTGAGGGGAGCATTATCTGGAGACCCTACTCTTGACCCAATGCTTAGTGGTGGGGCAACTCCTGCTGCTAGACTAAGAAGACTCGTCAGAACATCTGCTGGCATTATTGATCCCCTAGACCCTACCGCAAGAATCCCTTCTGCTGCTCGTAAAGCATTCGCAGAAGAAGAGTTTTCAATGGAGCAAATGGGTTTAAGAAGATCTGGTGCTTCTGGTACACGATATAACATTGAACAAAGATTTGGTCTTCGTGGAAGAAGAACTGGCTTTAGATCAATATCAGCAGCTGATGTTGGTGAAGCAATTAACCTTAGACAGCAAGCCTTTGAAAGAACTGGAATAACAAGAACATCTCCATCTTCATCTCTTGGCGGTGGAAGAATTATGAGACTCGGAAGAGAAATCTCAGAAGAAAGAGCGCTCTCAATTGCTGGTGGTGGTATAAGAGGTAGAGCTCTTCAAGCATATGACACAATTGGTGCTAGATCATCTTCTGCATTAACAAGTAGCCTTTCTGCAATTAAAGGTGCTCCAACTGCTGCTGTTGGGATGTATCAAAAAGGATTATTAGGAGCAAAAGAAGCACAAAGATTATTACGAATTGAAACTCTAGCTTTTACTGGTACAGGACCCGGTGCTTTTGCAAGAATGCAAGCAAGTGTTGGCGGTTTTGCAAAATCATTTGGATTAGTCAATAATGCAATTAAACTTACTAAGATAACTCTTATAGCATCTGGTATAGGCATTATAATTCTTTCACTTGGCGTTGCAATAACGCTTGTTATGAAAAACATGGATAAGTTCAAGCAATCTGGCGCTTCTGGGTTTGCAACTATTAAAAAAGTTCTTGGTACATTAAAAACAACATTTGAATCTTTAATCAGACCCATTGTCGATCTGTTTAGTTCCTTCGGTAGTGGCGCAGATGGCGCAGAAGGCGCTATTGGCGGTCTTGGAAGTGCTTTTAATGGATTAACAAAAATTCTTGAATTTGTTGCAAATGTTTTTAAGTTTTTGGTAGAAAATATAATTCAACCATATCTTTATGGAATTGTTAATCTTGTTAAATTTGTTGTTAATATTTTTCAAGGAAAATGGGGTGATGCCCTAAAAGCATTAGCAGCAGCTTTTGCTAATGTCTTTGGAGGCGTTGTAAAACTTGGAATTACAATAATGAGTTTCCTTGTTAAGCAAATTATTAATTTGATTTTTGAAATTCCAACTGCTTTTATGAAAGCATGGGCATGGGGTATTGAACAAGCAACAGATTTATTTTTTGGCTTTGTTGAATGGGTTTTAGGTCAAGTTAAAAGAATACCAATCCTTGGAAGATTCTTAGGAGCAGCAGGTGGTGCTGTTTTAGGTGGTTTAAAAAATGCTAGAGATGCATATGTCGGCACTGTAAGAACAGTTGCAAATGCTGTTAATTCAGCTGGTGACACGCTTAAAAGAGGCATTGATTCTGGAGTTGAAAAAGCAAAAGGCGCTGTTGATAAACTTGCTAAGGGTGGTGTCAAAAAGAGTAAAGGAAAACTGGATCTCTTTGGCGGTAAAGATGAAAATAGCGTTGATGTAGATGCAGACGATGCTCAAGAAACAATTGCTAATCAATCTGGTCAAGGGTTTGAAGATGGAGCAGAAGATGGTGCAAAAAGGATTGCTGCTGTTCTTAAGGGCTTAAAGAAAGAACTTCAACAAGAAATTGCAGATCGTATTAAAGACACGATGCAAGGTGTTGTTGAAAGTATACAAGATGTACTAAAAAATCAAAAAGAATCTGCACTTGCAATTTATGATGAACAAATAAAGAAAATTGAAGATGTTGCTAAGGCGGAGGGCAGATTAACAAAAGAACAAGAATATCAGAATAAATTAAGAGAAGCAGAGGCTGAAAGATCCCTTAATAGAATAAATAGCAGACGCAGTTATGCTATGGCTGTATACGCTGGAAACATTGATGAAGCAAGAAATATTGCAGATCAAGCAGCCAGACAAGAAACACAAGATACCGAAAAGATTAATGACATTAATCAAGATAGAGCAAAAGAAGTCGCTGAGCAAAATAGAGCAGACTTAATTGATTCTATTAAGTTAGCAAAGCAAGAAGCAAGTAAGTATTTTGATGACATGATTAAGTCATTTACTGATGCTGCCAAGAAGATTACAGAATTCCCTCCAACGACTGCCGAAGAATTCAACACAATGCTTAACCAACTTATTGAGGGTGGTAATGGCTTTATTGGAGCAAGAGCGATTGCTAATAGCATGGGGACTGTCTTCTCGGACTCTTTTGGCGGTGCCCTCTCTCAGATTGGGGTCAACGCATCAGGCCCATTGACTTCTTCGCTTGAAGCAATTGGCAGAGTATTAACTGAAAATAATCCATTTGGTGTAAATGGTGTATGGAATAAAACAATTGATGCAAGCATTAATGCTTTAACAAGAAAGTATCAAGGACTCACAAATACATTAACAACAGTTATTGATACTAAATCTGAATCTTTTAAGAAGCTTTTTGAAATCTACAAGAAATATCAGTCACTTGTTGATACAGGTGATTCTACTGGTGGGGCTGGCACTAATGCAGACACTTCTGGTGCAACAGGTCCCGGTCTTGGGGGAGCAACAGGGGGCAGGGCACTTACTCGCCAAGAGTCAATAGCACTTGGTACAGGCTTATATAACGCTGGAATGAGGGCAGGAAGCAGTACTCCTGTAACTGCGACTCCAACAGATGCAGTCTCTTTAAGAACGGCAATTATAACAGCAGGAAGGAGGGCATATCCTCAATCTGATCAAGGTGTTCTTTTGTCAAAGACTTTGGGATATTTCCTTCCAAGAAGAACAAATGAAAATGTATCAATTCGTGATCTGGACATTATGTTTAAAAATACAAATGATAGTTGGAATAGGTCTGGAACTGTTGCAAATAAAGCGAGAATGGTTGCAAGAATGGTTCTTGATAAAACAAAGTATTTGCTAAATGATAGTACTTATAATTTAACTCCATCTAGTTATTATAAAGGTGGTATTCCATATGCAATGGGTGGTTCAACAAAGGGTCCAGTTCAGCAAGGTATCCCAGCAATTCTTCATGGTGGTGAATATGTTGTAAGAAACTCAGCCGTTAAGAAATACGGATGGGGAATGATGCAACAAATTAATCAAGGAACATACAAGCCTAAACCATATGCTGTTGGTGGAATTGTTCCTAAAGGCGCAAGAAGATTTGATGAAAAAGAATTTAATGATCCTGCATATAAAGAATGGGTATGGCAACAAAAACACGGAGGCCTATCTAGTTCCTACATGAATGCAATTGGTTTTGCTGAAACTGGAGATGCATGGAAGGGGATTGGTCCTAAATGGAGAAACCGTGTAAAAACAAAAGATGGCTGGATGGGTGGTGGATTAGCCATTGAAGATGGTGCATGGGATGATTATGGTGGTACTCATTTTGCAAAAACTGCAAATCTAGCAACAGCCTTACAGCAGATGGTTGTAAAAAATAGAATGGCTGTTTTTGGCTGGATTAAAAAATACGCTGTAGGTAATAAGAACTTCCCTGCTGGAGCCACTGCTTACAATCCTCCTCTCGGTACAGGTGGACATTCATTTATGAGAGGGCAAAAGATGAGTGGTAAAGATAAAATCCCTCTACCAGAGCACTTTAATCAAGAACTTAGCGTATTGAGTCAAATGTCAAAAACTCCAAAGAGTTTTGGCTCTGCTAATAATGCTTTTATTAACAGGCAAGCTAGAGATGCTTACTTAAGATACTTTACTAAAAAGCCTACAGAGTTAAACAAAATTACAATGCCATTTAGCCAAAATTCAGTATGGGTAATGGGCAAAGGAACTGGTGCAGTAAGAGTACCAGATCCAAAAGGTTTTGATAATTTTAATACTAATTTTGATAGTTACGCAATTGGCGGTCTTGTAAAGGGCAAAAAGAAACTGTCCTCAGCTGCAGATTTTAGAAAAGCTGATCAAGAAGGAATTTACAAATACAACTATCAAGCAATGATGGATCAAACATCAGCCAGAATAAAGGCGATGAAAGAAAGTGGATACAATGTTGCTAATCAAAGAAAGGTATTAAATCCATTTAGTGATTTGGCTTATAAGCCGGAAAATGCAAAAGTTTCTCTTTGGGATAAGACATTAGGAAAAGTTGTCACTGGCGTTGCAAATACAGCAAAGATTGGTGTTTCATCATTCCTTGCTGGCGTTTCATTTGCTCCAGAGTTTGCAGTTGCTTTAGGTTCAACCCTTCTTGGCAAGGCTGGTATTGGAGAGTCACAGGCTAAAGGAAGTCTATTTAACCAACTGATTGCAAGTCCTTTCATGCAAACATCCTTGGGTCAGACATTAAAAGCTGCCAAGGAGATGGTTACAACAGGAAAAGACTACAGAGAATTAATGGGGCTAGATAGAGGGCCATTCGGTCTTGCTGGCTTCATACCAATGTCTGCCTCAGAAAGAGCGATGAAAGAGGCTTCTCAGAATAGGTCAATTCTTGGTAAAGGAACTATTTTAAGTCCAGGCGGTTTGTTGGCTTATTATGGTCTTGATAAGACTGGAATTGCAAAAGAGGGTTCTGGTGCATACATGGCAACAAATATGGGTGGAGATATGTTGGCTCTACTTGCTCTTGACCCTGTTGTTGGAATATCTGGAATTAAATCTGGACTTAGCAAGTTTAAAACAGGAAGTCAATCAGGATTTAAAACAACTTCGCAATTATTTACTAAAGCAGGTCGTGAAACACTAGCCGATGCATACTGGGCTAAGAAGGCAAATTTTTTCAATAAGAATCCAAAACTATATAAACAATATAAAGAATTACAAGATTTAAAGAAAGTTATTTTAATGAGAAAGACAAGGGGTATGCGCCCATCTTCACGTGGTCTTCTTGAAGATATGAGTTATCCTGAATATTTTTATCATCAAAAAGCAATGAAAGTTCAAAGTCTTTTAAATAGAGATGCTGATCTCGCTAGGAGAGGCGAGTTTATGCCTAACTGGGGTGACTTGTATGGTGGTAACAAAGTAAGAAGATTTTTTGGTAATGCCTATGAAGCCGGTTTGAACCTTGATACGCAAGAATTCTCACTTCCTCGTTCAATATATAAGACAATGTTGAATCCATATTACAATTTGAGAAATAAAATTAATGCAAAATATCCAACAGCTGTCAAAATTGGTAATGAAATAACTGATATTAAAAGATTAATTAAGAATCCTAAGTCAACACCTAAGAAATTTTATAGAGAAGCAGACGGAGGCCCTTTTGGAATTGAATATAAATCAAAGACTGCTGAATATTTTGGAGAAAGACTTGGAAAACCAAAAAGTTTAAGAGATGATAGTGTGCTTGGCGATATTGGCAACGCATTTGGTCTTAATTTCCCAGAATTAAAAAAAGCTTATAGCGAACTTGGCATTTCAATAAAAGAAAAAACATTTGATTTAGCTTCAAGCCTAATTCCTTTTAAGAGAAATATAAGAGGTTCTTTTGGCACAGGGAATAGAATTGCAAATCCGACACCAGAAAATCTTGCTATATTAAATGAGATAAATCAACAACAAAGAATAAAATTTATTAGAGATTCAAGAATAGCAAGTATAAAAGATAGAATTGAAAAATCAAGAACTGGTTATTATAGCGGATTTAAAATGTCAAATCTTTCATCTGAATTTGATGTATTTCCTTTGAATGTTAGACAGCAACTCTATGAGATGTTAAAGAAAGGAAATTTAGAAAAATTACAAAGGAATTTTTCAGAGAATATGGCTATAGGTGTTAATTTTGAATCCTATAGTGCTAATCCAGCTGATGGTATTGGCAACTATTTGATAACTGTTATGAGGAGAGCAACTAAACAATCAGATGCTAAATATTTAGGCTTACATGAAATGGATTTTATACCAGAAAATGCTTTATTCCCAAGTGCTTCATTTAACTTTTCTGTTTTAAATGGTGGTACTGGTGGTGGAAGGAATCTTAATATCGGTGGTATTTTCTCTCTAGCTGATTTTAATCAAACTGATGTTTCAAAACTTTTAGCTTTTGTTTATATGAATATAATTAAAAAGCACAATGTTACTACCGTTACTAATGGAAGTTATTCAAAATATTCATATGCTCTTTCTGACAGACTTAGCGCAATGATGGAATTCCTAGATCCATCAGTTCAAGTTATGACACCTCCATTATCAAGTTGGAGGCCAAACAATATAGAATTTCCAGAAATGATAACTGGTGGAAAGTTATTTCAAACAGAGTTAGATAGAGAAATATTTTTGAACAATTTTAATAGAATAAAAGATATTTTAGCAAAAGCAAAAGTCAAGGCTGGTGAAAAATCATTATTGCAAGCATCTAAAGAAGCAAAGAAAGCAGGAAGGGTTCCAAAGTCAGCAGATGAATGGCAACAAGCATATGAAGATTATAGCGCTAACGCTAGAAATATGAGAGATATGCAATGGATGGCAACAATGGCTGCATCATCAACAGGCATAGACCAAAATGCGTTTAACCTTCTTTCTTGGCCTTTCCAGCATTTCTTACAATCACCTGCTGGTGCTATCTTTATGAGAACAATGAGAACTGTTCGTAATGAATCTTTATCACCACAATCAGTTCTTCCTCCTCCAATTCCTAGCCGTATAATAGATAGAATTCCACTTGATGAAGTATTTAATGGTGGTCTTATTAGAGGTTACGAAACTGGCGGTCTTGTAAAAGGTCAAAAGAACACTAAGACACCATCTGCTGCTGGTTTTAGAATGGCTGATTACATACCTGATTTTGATATTCAAACAATTACATATAATGCAACTCAAGATGTGAAAAAGAAGAAAAAGGGTCTTTGGGGTAAATTCACTTCTGCTGTTACTTCTCCATTTAGGGCGGTTAAGAATAGATTACAAAAAGAAATGTTTGGCGCAATGTATGGGAGAGGAACAGGAACAAGTGGTTCGTATGCTGATACTTTTAAAGGTTTTACAGAGGCAACAAATGATGCAAGTCTTTTTAATATAACTGGTGATAGTAATAAAGAATTGCCTGTTGGATCTATATTTAGAAATCGCGCTTTATTAAAGGCTTCAAACGCTCTTAGAGTTGGAATGGATTTCACTCCATCTGGTGGAGTAATGGCTGCATACAATGCAGCTGACAAGAATAGAAGTGGTCTTAGCCGTCTTGGTTGGTTGCTTTCTTCATTTGGTTCAATGGCAGGTAATACCACAATTTTTGCTCCTAACTCTGGATATATGAGTGGTGCTGGCAAGGGAATAAAGGGTGTCTCAAATTTGCAAAAAACAATTCAAGAAGCGTCTAATGTTGAACAATTCTTCCCAGGAACAGGAATTCCAATGCCAGCAGGTTTGAGACCAACATTATCTCAAGAAACTGGAAGAATTTTAAATCTAATTGGTGCAAGAGCATCTGGCTCAGGAGATGTTTTGCGTAGAGAAACATTCCCAGATTCTGCTGATTCTCATCATGTATGGCGTTTAAGCAGAAAAATTGGTGAAGTAAAAGACGGATACTTTGATATCCTTAGCGATCGTAGTCGCAGTTCTGAAATCCGCAATATGGCTCGTGAAATGTACTATAAAACACCGAGGCTTGCAAGTTCAGCGTTCAGAGCAGCATCATTCCCAATAGAAGATTTCTGGCGCATAGCTCGTTCATCTGGACGTAATTTTTCTGATGAACAAATTGAAAATGCACTTAGTCTAGCAAATATACGTGGTCACAGATACTCATCGCCAACTCATCCTGATCTATACGGGTATTCAGACCTTGATAGATTTATGGATGCTTTATATACGGGTAGAGTAGTTAATAGAAAACTTCCTACTGATATGTATAAATATACAACTTATATTAACCAACGAAAGATAAAAGCCGAAATGAGAGATAGAGTTTTAAAAAACATAGATATATCTAAATCAATTAGAATGGCAAGAATGGCAGGAGTTTTATCAAGCAGAGAAGAATTAAAAGCACTGACAGATAAAATGATTTTAAATGTGAATATAAGTGGTTCAAGGGGTACTAATTACGATATAACGACTTGGCAACCGCTTTCGGATGGAAGTTTTGGTAATACATCTAATTTTCAATTTAGTATTGATCCAAGAGCCGGAAGTCTTGATGTTGGCATTCTGCAAAGAGGAAACTCTATTGGCTCTGCAGTCGATGTAATGAAAATGCTGTCCTATGTGTACTCAGACATAATGCTTCCAAATAATATTGATGCAATCAATCCTGGAAGCACTTCTGTTCATTCTGAAGCTTTAGTAATTAAATTGAAAGAAGTTTTTGAAAAATTAGACCCCCGTATAAGATTCATTAGCTGGTATGGAGAGCATTATCCTACTAGCTTGAATGATATAGATTTTTACCCAGGTCCACATCTGGCTCGTTATAGTGGATCTAGGATATCTGAATTAAATCCGGAAAATGTTTTTAAGGATTTAGGTGTTAGAAGAAGAACTCATTTAATGTTAAGAAGAATTATGGAAAACGCAAGAGGTGTAACCGGGGAGTCAAAATCTGATATTAGAGATCGAATTGGCGGTTATGCAAATGGTGGATTTGTTAATGCGTTTGCTTCACAGGGCGTTCCAGCAATGCTTCACGGTGGAGAATATGTTGTAAATTCTAATGCTGTAAAAAATCTTGGAATTGCTGCCCTTCAAGCAATTAACGATATGAGATTTAATACTCCAAAATCTCCATCATATGCTGGCCCTGTACAGCCGCAAACATCTTCTACTTCAACTGTTCATATTTATGTTGATAACTTTATTGGTGAAAAGCAGTGGTTTGAGTCAATGATGAAAGACTATAATATTAATGTAGCCCCGCAAAACCAAAAGGCTGCTGGGTTGAATAATACGACTATCTCAACCTATAGAGGAATTAATAGAGGTCTATAATGCCAGCAATACAGAATCAGCAAACAGGTTTAACACACCTTATTACAATCAACGGTGAAGAAATAACAGAACATAATAGAAAATTTTCAATGACTATTCTGCAATCAGGAGCGGATGTTGAACTAGGAAGGGGGGTTATTAGAAGATACATTAGAAAAAATAAAAAAGACTTCAATCTAACTTTTACATATCTTCCAAATACTGTTGATAAAACTGTTGATGGCAGAAAAGGAAGAGACTACCTTAATTCCATATCCAACACTAGAGGTACAGTAACTATATCTATAAAAATGTCACCAACGGATGAATTTGAAACTTATGTATGCTTTGTTAATTCTTATACAGAAAAATTGGTTAGAAGGGATATTGGTAACGCTTGTGCTTACTATGATGTTACAATAGGTCTTGGTGAGCAATAATGACCGAAGAATATTATGAAATAGGTCCAAAACTTAGCGACATCGATTTTTATATTGGTGCTGAAATAATTCATATTAATTCCTTTATTAATACAGAAGTTACGGCATCTGCAACAAAAATTATTAATGTTTCATCTTCAATCTCAATTGAATCAAGTAATTCATTTTCTGCTACTAAGGTAACAAATGTTTCTTCTGAAGTTGAAATTCAGTTAATTTGTGAGTCAACTCCATTACAAATTTTAAATGTTCTTACATTGATACACTCTACAGTATCAGTTTCTGTAGCTTCACAAAAGACTACGAATGCTTCATCATCCATTTCGATATCATTAGATACATCAGTATCTGCTTTAAAAACTACATCTGCCCTTGCATTTGCTGATATTACAACAACTGTAACTCCAGCATCAAAAAAGATTGCTAAAGCATCTGCATCATCTAACATTACTGCAATTACTGCTTTTCATTCAACATTAATTAGTTACATGAGACAACAAGTCTCTATACAGTCTAGAATAATTATAAATGCTCCAATTAGATTTTCTCCATCATATATTGATGAAACCTCTATAAGAACATTATTGATATTAGATGGTAAGCCTTTAACAAATCATCAAAGAAAACTTGATATATCTTTAGTTCCAAATTTTGTTGAAACAGTTAACTGGAATAATAAAAAAAATAGATATTATAAAAGAGAATCAACTTCGGGCAGGAGGCAATTCACAATTGCTTGGAGGGATTTGCCAAACGCAATGGATGACACTGTTGATTCAAGACATGGAAGAGATTTTCTTCATTCAATTGCTGAAGACCCAGATGCTCATGAGTTAAAAATTATAAATCAAAATGAGTCGGGGACAACCCCTTATACGGAGTCTACATATACAGTATTTGTAAGAGATTATAGTGAAACTTTGACTAGAAGATACATCTCAGAAGATGTATACTTGTATGAGTGTAATTTAAGTTTGGAAGAGGTCTAATGTTAACAAAAAGTATATATGGCACAACCCTGACCAGTAATTTTAATAATGCTATACAATCTCCTGCTCAAAATGTGAAGCCAAAAGTTCTTATAGATCTTCTTGATAGTCGTCATTTAGTATTAGAAAATGTTCTAATAGGTAATGCAAATATTACTAATACGGATGCTCATGTTGTAACATCTGAAGGCTCCGTTGGCTACTACTTTTCAGAAAGACAAATAATTAATGGATATGAAAGAGAATCTTTTACTTGGGCAGTAACTGACTCTTTAGATAAAAATGGGAAGATTATCACTGCTGATGGTAGTTGGCACTGTATGCCAACGACTCTTGATGAAGATAATAAATTAGACGGTGATTTTGAGTTTGGATGGTGGTCAAAAACAAGAAGTCAAGCAAACGGTGTTTTTGCATCATCACCAGTTATAACCGTTGCTTTTGAAGAAAGAAAAGTTAACAAAATTAGAGTAACAACATCTGAATTCTATGGTCAGGTAAAGTCTTTTAGAATCAAAGTCAAAGACGCTTCTTTAATAGACCTTCTTGATCAAACTGTTGTTTTTGGAGATGATGATTATTATAAGGATATATATTTAAATAGCAACAATGCTATTTCATCTAACTTTTTAGCAAAAAGAATTGAATTAACAATTCTTTCTACAAAAAATGCATTAGATTGTGCAAGAATACATGAAATATCTCCAATATATGAAGTAGATATAACTGATTATGTAATTGATTATAATATTTCAAGAGCTAGAGATATTCATGAAAGCAGCTTGCCAATAGGTGGTACACAAACACCTAAGTTAACATTAAAACTTGATAATACCAATAAAGATTGGAATGTTTTTAACACATCTTCAACTTATGGTAAATATATGAAAAAAGATTTAAAGTTGACTATATCAACTGGTTGGAGAATTAAAAAAACAAACGATACAGTATCTACAACTACTCTTAGATCAAATCTAAGCAACTCTGCAAATACCATGTCCGTTATTAATTCTGATATTTTTCCAACTGGCGGAGTAAATAATAATTTTATTGTTACACTAAATCCAAATAAAGAAAATAGAGAAATTATATTATGCAATGCTGTAACATCAACTAATACAATCAGTCTCTCAGAAAGAGGAATTCAGCAAACTGACACAAATGCTCATACAGCTGGCTCTATTGTTCAATTTGATCCCTATGAATATGTATCTATGGGTACATTTTATGTAGATGAATGGACAACCTCAACTAGTGATATGACCGTATCTGTAACAGGATCTGATTGGTCAAAATTTTTATCTGAAACAAAATTAACAAATGGTTTCCTAGTTGAAAACAAAACAATGAGTGAGGCTGTCCAAAATCTTGTTTTGAGAAGAAACTTCCCAAAAGCAGACTATTCACATAATCTTCCGTACAGTAAGGGGATTTCCCAACTTGGCGGTGTTGTCAGATATTCTTTTAGTGAAGATGCTATTGATAAAAATGGAGTCTTGACAACTCTTAATCCAGGATTAAGATGCAGATTCTGGGGCATGAGACCAGGTTTTGAAGCCGACTATAAAACAATAAAAGCAGATATTCTAGAAAAGAATATATCAGTTGAAGAAAGAATAAAAGGAGAAGCTGTCTATGCAGTTCCAGATTCAACTAGAATATCAACAGAAATATCTGTTTCAAATACAAATGCTCTAAATTTGTCTAATTTTTCATTCTTGGGAAATGTAAACTCTGTTACATATACAAAGTATTTTAACGGAGTCGTAGACGGGTATTATTTCCCCAAAACATCAGGCTCACAAAGTCTTATTCTTGATATTTCAAATGGTGGAGGTCGTATTTACATAGACGATATTCTATTGGCTGAATCCTATGGGGAAAATTCATCTGTATCTTTGACAACAATTAGTCAAAACTTAACTGCTGGCGTTCCTTATAAAATAAGAATCGATTTCTTCCATGGTCCAGGAAATGCAAATTTTTCAATGAGTTTGCATTCCTATATATCTTCAACAAAAACATTGCTGAACGCAGCGCAATTCCGTTCAGTTGTTGCAAGAGATGGTCTTGGATCAAGAAATTTAACTGGCATTGTGCCAACTACATACGCTATAAATAATATTGCTTTAAATCATCATCAAAATGATGCCTTTATTCATAGTAATGCTCAATTGAGTTATGCAACTGGATTGGTATCTGATAACGACAATACTGGCATATTATTAACAAATAGTGCATACATAAGAATTCCAAATCATGAATCAATTGCGGTTACAGAAGAAGATTTTACTATTGAATTAATATGTAAATTTAATGATGGACATTTTTCTACTGGTGATGGAGAATATCTTTCTTGCTGGGCTAATAATAATCCAAATAATGGTTTTGAATTTTATTATAATGATACATCAAGTCATGGTTTTAAAATTAAAACAACAGGACCAACAATTACAACAGCATCTGTTTCTGATACAACTGATCTTTTACAATCTGAATTTTACCATATCCTCGTAAGTTACGATTCTGCAAGTAATTTATTATCGTATTATATAAATGGTGATTTAAAAGATACAGATACAGTAAATGGGAATGTTGTCTTAAGTCAATCTGATATTACAGTTGGCGGAAGGGGTTCTTATTACAATGTTGCATCTGGTGCAGAGCAAGCTCCATCAACAACAAGAGAATTGATTATTGATGAATTTGCAATATATAAAAAGTGTCTAACATCACAAGAAGTTAAAAATAGATATATATCTTCACAAATTGCTTACACTGAAATTTTTCCATATATCTATTCAGAACAGGAAAATCTACGAGGGGCTATTGATGAAATCACACTGGCTGATTTAGGAAGATTCTATATAGATGAAGAAGGGTTTGCTAGGTACGAACATTATAATAGATTTTTTGAATCTTCAATAGATCAACATTCAAATATTCAATATAGCTTTAGCGATACAACAAATATTATCGATGGCAGTTTGAATGTTCAATTGCAAACAAATAAAGTTGTTGTAAAGATATCAGCAGTTACAAAAGTTGCACTTTTCCCAGAAGTTTTATGGGCAGTAGAAGACAAAACAACACTTGGGGTTGTTAAATTAATAACACCAATATTATCATCGCATGATGGAATCCATGTTTCCTCAACGACAAGTCCAGTATTTCCCAATGTTGGGTATTTAGCTTTCACTAGCGCTGGACAAACTGAAATTGTTCGATATCGTTCTAAATCTGATAATTATTTTTTAAATGTGGAAAGAGGCAAATTCGGGACTCCAATTCTTGGCAATGTTGCTGCTAATACAAAAATAAGAGAAGCTAGATCATATGAAGTTACATATGATAAGAAACCAGCAATTGCGGTTAAGTATCCTATATCAACCGGGATTGTTTATGATGAGCCGAATACTGTTGATATAATTAAATTTGAAAGTGGTCCTTATACATCTAGATTAATTTTCGCAGCATCGGCAAATGTTGATTATGACAATCACATATATGTACAGGGAGAAGACCCAAGAACAAATATTATATCTTCTTTTGAAATTCGTGGAAATCCAATTATTGCGACTTTAAACAATGCTCAAATTACTGAAAAAAAAGATTCACTTTCTGAAAATATTCGTAAGTATGGTTTGAAAGAATTAACTATTGAAAGTCCTTATATCACATCAGAAGAGCATGCTCAAAAATTGGCTGATTTTATAATTGAAAAAGTAAGCGATCCTGTTCCAATTATAACAATTAATACAATGTGTGTCCCAAAAATTCAATTAGGTGATAGAATTAGAATTACATCATTTAATTCATTTGATCTTACAAATCAAGATTATTGGGTAATATCACAAGAATTTGGGTATGGCGAATCTTTAAGTCAATCTCTTACATTAAGGAAGGTTACATAATGGCAATTGACCCAAAAATTAATATAAATGAAAATCAAGTTATTTTTAAAAGAGATATTGGTCACCGACATGATGGCCTAACATCTAATTTAATTGATTATACTAAATACTCCATTTTTGATTTTATTACCTATCCAGTTGCAAGTCCTGGCACTTCAAGAAGAGCATTTGAGGAGAATAATGTTATAAGCCTTAAAACATTTATTGTAAGTGCAGTTGAGGAAAGGGTTTTAAACCCAAGAGGTATTAGAGTTCAGGCAAATGCCATTACAGCAAATGAGATAGCAGCAGGCACAATTACTGCTAATGAACTTTCATCAAATATAATCTTAGTTAATAATATTATTAAAAGCAATGGATTCCAAAGCGGTAGTGTTGGTTGGGCAATATATAGCAATGGTAACGCTGAGTTTAGCAATGTGACAATGAGGGGTACTGTCATATCAAATAGCGGAACAATTGGCGGCTGGACTTTAGGTGCAGATAAGATTTATGCAGGACAAGCCCCAACGCTAAATGCAAATTATACGGCATTATATAGTAATGGAATAATGAATCTACATTCGTATATCCCCGCAGGCTTTGCTACCCCATCATATTATTATGATATCTTAATTGACTCTGATGGTATGACTGTTTCAAGTAATATTGGTGGAACTGTTACTAATACACAAATTACATCAACATCTGTTGACTCTCCTGGTCTGTCAATTAGTGGTGAAGGAAGTATTGATCAATTACTGGTTACAACAAGTGCTGGAATTGGCAATGATACCAACCAATCAAGTGGTGGTACAGGCGCATCTGGTGGTTGGTTGTCAAGTTCTGGATTTGCAACATTTACTAGACCAGGAGGGTGTTTGGTTTTAAATCAAACAACAAGCGGTAGCGACCCTGTATTAATTGCTGAATTTAGAAGAAGAGGTTCAGTAGTTGGAGATATTAAAGTTACAGGAGGTGGAACAAGCTATAATTCAGGCTCTGATTATAGATTAAAAACAAATATTAAAATTATTTCAAATATAGAAGAAATTTTAAATAAGTTAAAACCAGTTGAATTCAATTGGGTATCTGACCCTGATCAATGGTCGCATGGTTTTATTGCTCATGAACTTCAAGAAATTATCCCATATGCAGTATCTGGTGATAAAGATGCAATAAATGAAGATGGCTATCCACAGTACCAACAAGTTGATTATTCAAAACTAACACCTATTTTGACTGCTGGAATCAAAATGCTGATGGAGAAAATAGAGGTTTTAGAGGCTAGATTACAGGCTCTTGAAGGTGTATAATAGATAGTATGCCTGATTATACAAATTATTCAACAGTCTCTTGGTCAGACCTTACCCCCATTACAAGTGTAAGACTTAACCAAATGTCTACAAATATTGATCAAGTAAAACTTGTCAATGACAGCAAACCAAAGGGGATCTTAAAAATAAGAGAGGCAACTGGGAATGTTTCAAATGGTTCAGTTGCAGGTGATATTTTTAAACATACTAAAATTATTTCGCTAACTCAAGAAACAGAAGGCAACGTTGCTTATGACAATAGAGTTACATTATCTTCACAAAGATACTATAGATTAACTTTTATCTGCCCAGGTATTGTGCAAGCTGATGCTGGTGGTGAAGACAGTATTTACTATATAAGATTTAGAACTGGAAATACTGCCAATACTGGTACAATTCTTAGCACATTTGTTTTATCATCTGGTGCTGGATTATATATTAACACAGATGCAGAGGCTCCTACTACTAATAATATAACCTTAAGAAGTGATATTGTTTTTGGAGCTGGGACATACTCGTATGTATTTCAAGGAACTAATGCTAATAATCAAAGTCATATTGTTGAACTTGAAAGATACAAATCAAACTCAAATAATGCATCTGGCTGGACAGTTCTTGGGGCTGCTGGTAAAATGCAATTTTATATTGAAGATATTGGCGAGTGGATTGGCCAAGCATAAAATATGCCAAGAGAACTTGCGTCTAAAAGAAAAGATGTTAAGTGGTCAGATAGTCTTCCATCTGGTGAAGATAGCGCCAACTATAACGGCGGAAAATATATTGACGATAAAGGGTATGTAAGAGTCCTTAAGACTGATCACCCGCGTAATATTCGTGGTTACGCATATGAACACCGTCTTGTTATGGAAGAATATCTTGGTAGATATCTAGAACCTTGGGAAACTGTTCATCACATTAATGAAATAAAAGTTGATAATAGATTAGATAATCTTTTTCTTTGTACACATTCTGAGCATAGTGCTGTACATAAAGAAGGCCATAAACCTTCTGCAAGTCGAAAAGACAAAATGAGGGAGACTGTAAAGAAAACAAAGCCTCATACAAAGAAAAGAAATCATGCTCAAAATAAACCAATAGAAAATAGATTAAAAAGACCAAACATCTAAATATCCTATGGTATGATATTCGGGACTGAGAAGGAGTCCCTATGAAAGAATGTGGAGCAGAAGGTTGTAATCAGACCTTTGAACCAAATACACAAAACCAAAAATACGCAGATCCGAGTTGTAGAAAATCAATTGATTCTCTTGGACTGTGCAAGTTTAGAAAAGAAAATGGGCTTGTAGAAATCCCTGTAAATCCAGTTATTGGGAAAGCCCCAACTACTGAATCTGAACTTAAAGTTTCATATGCAAAACTACTGCAAGAGTATGAAAAAATTAAGACAAAGCAAGACGCTATTGCAGATGCTGTATATCGTGCAGTCAAGGAAGATATCAAGGATAACAAGATTATCCGTGTACCAGCACCTGCAAAAGATAAAAGAAAGCACTCAGAAGAAGTTGCTGTTGCTGTGATTGCAGACTGGCAGTTAGCAAAAGTAACTCCTACTTATAATTCTGAAATTTGTGAAAAGAGAATTGAACAGTATGCTGATACTGTAATCAGACTGACAGAAATTCAGAGAACTGAACATCCAGTTAAGCACCTACATGTTTGGGCTTTAGGAGATATTGTTGAAGGAGAATTAATCTTTCCCGGTCAGAGCTTCTTGGTTGATGGAGGCTTGTATCGTCAAATCACTGTTGATGGACCAAGGATTATTAAGAATTTCTTGACAAAGATGCTTGAGAATTTTGAAACAGTTACATTTGTCGGTGTAATTGGTAATCATGGTTCAATTGGCGGTAGAGCAAGAAGAGACCACGATCCCGAAACAAACGGAGATAGAATGCTTTATCGCATTGTTCAACTTATGTTTGAAAATGAAAAGAGGATTAAGTTTATTATCCCAGATGGTCGTGGTGAAAGAAACTGGTATGCAATTGACACAATTGGCAACTATAAGTCATTGTTAATTCATGGTGATCAATTTGGCAGTCTTTCAACTCTCTACTCATTCCAAAAGAAAATTTATGGATGGAAAGTAGGAGCAATTGAGGAGGATTTTGATGATGTTTATTTTGGGCACTTCCATACTCCAACTAAGATGACATTTAATAGTGTTCAATGTCGCATCTCAGGAAGCCCTGAATCAACTAATACATACGCAATGGAGAGTCTTGCTGCTATTGGTAAAGCATCACAGCCGTTGATGTTTATCCACCCAGAAAAGGGAATAGTAACTGCCGAGTATACTTGCTGGTTGGACTAATATGGATAAAATTAGACTTAAGTGTGCTGTATGTAGTGGACCTAAGTTTATTGGTGAACCATATTATGTATATGGAACTTACTATGTTGATGTTACATGTGTAATATGTAGTGATACCAAAGATATTGAGGTTGAAAAATTAAATATATTTTTAGAAAAACTTAAGCATGAGAAAGTGGTTGTAAATGATAACAAGAAAACCAGTTCTAAATAAGTTTTATAGATACGCAAATACTATTGTGAAATTAAAAAAAATCAGCAAAAATTCTAATAAGATTCTTGCCGAAAGGCTGGACAATGGAGAATCTATTCTGATACCATACGAGCAATGCGAAATTCTTCTAACACGACTTTATACTGTTGGAGAAGTTGCAAAGATTGTAGAAAAAAGATCTGATACCCTAAGAAAGTATGAGAAAAAAAATCTTATTCCCTCACCAAATAAATTTGGGGATAAGTATAAAAGCTATGAAAACTGGAGATATTATGAAGAATCAGACATTTATGAGATGATTGAATTCTTTAACACTAGGATTCCGGGAAGACCAGCGCAAAGTAAAAGTATTGATGTTAATTCAAAAATTAAATCAATTGAACAGAAAGTAAAATTAAAATTCTGAGGTAATTATGGCAGAAGAAAAAGTAGAAATTTGGGCATCACTTGGCATCACAAAAAATCTTGGCAACTATGAGTCGCTAAGATTGGATGCAGGTGCAAAGACAATGGCATCATCTTTAGAAGACGAAGTAGCTTGGAAAAAGCTTTGGGATTCTATTGATTTGCAAATTGAAGCGAAACTCAAAGAGTTGGATGATGCAACAACAAAGTAGTTGGAGAGATGAGGCAGTTTGTGCTAACGATAAGTTTGCCAACAAATGGTTGTCTTATGATCTTAACGATGTTAAATATGCAAAATCTGGCTGTGCGAGATGTAATGTTAAAAAAGAATGCCTAATAATGGCATTAGAAAATGATTATTTTGTAGGAGTTGTTGCGGGTATGTCAGAGTATGATTACCTCAACACGATTTGGAAAAGAGCATATAAGGAAGATGAAAGTAACTGGAGAACAGACAATTCAACACTTTCAAGATTGTTGCAAAAAGCACAGTAAGTTGTTTATCCCAGATTCACCAAGGCAAGAACCAGTAGCCAAAGCGATTTCTGAATTCTATGAATCAGAACTGTTGTTTAAGGCAATTGAATCTTTTGTCAAAGCAAAGTCAGGGCCAGTTTTAGTTTTTGATTTTGCAATTGAATCTAAGACATATATAGACAAGGTGCAATTTGATAATAAATCAGAAAGCAAATTTCAGGCAATATTAGAAGAAACAAGAAAGCGAATGACAGATGAATTATGAGTTAAGGGTTATAAACTCCTTACTTAATTCTGGAGAATATGTAACGGCAGTAAACGATGGTATTGAGAATGTATTTGTTGAATACCGTGACATTTGGAATTTCGTAGTGCAACACTACGATGAATATAAAAAGACACCATCAAAAGATACGGTAAAACATCATTACCCAGACTTTGAATTTATTAACACACCTGAACCATTAACTTATTATATTGATGAAGCAAAGAGGGAATCTCTGTCCTATCAGACAAGACAGATTATTTCTAAGGCTCATAATATACTCAAAGATATGGGGCCAAAAGAATCAATGGCTTACCTTATGCAATCAACATCTCAATTGTATAAGTTCTCTAGCAGCTTGAAAGATACTGACTTAGTAAGTGAGTGGAAAGATAGAGCAGACAACTTAAGAGAAAGATCCTTGCAAGAAGCTAGAGATATTCCTGGGATTCCAAGTGGTATTAAAGTTCTTGATAAATCTTTTGGTGGTTGGCAACCGGGAGACTTTGTTGTTCTTTTAGGTTGGACAGGAGTTGGTAAAAGTTTTATTGCTAGACTATTTGCTGCTAATGCTTGGAGAGCAGGTTATCGCCCATTGATTATTTCATTAGAAATGAATAAGCAACAGGAGGGGCAGAGACTTGACACATTGTTAAACAATGGAGAAGGTCACTTTACTAATACCGATCTTGTAAAAGCGAATAGGGGCATTGTGGATAGTTATGAGAGATGGGCTGAAGCAACCTTTGAAGGTAAGCATCCTATCTATCTTGTAACATCAGAGGGTCTTGAAACAGCAGATCAAAATATGGTTCAAGCAAAGATTGACCAATATCATCCTGACATGGTTATTTTGGATTACCACGGATTATTTGATGATGCCAGTGGTGCAAAAAATGAGACAGAGAAGGCAAAAAATCTTTCAAAGGCATTCAAGAGAATTGCTGTTAAAAATGGAATCCCTATCATTGACGTAGCAGCAGTAACAATGAATGAAGGTCACTCAGAAAGACCGCCAGAATTGGAAGAGGTAGCATGGAGTAAGCAACTTGCTTACGATGCAGACTTAGTGCTTGCAATTCATCGTGAATACAATTCAGATGTATTTCAAGTAGTATCAAGAAAAGTAAGAAGATCAACACATTTTGGTTTTTATCTAAGATGGAACCTAGAGACAGGAAAGTGGACAGAAGAATGGGAACTATAATTCCAAAGAAGTATATTGCTGGTGAGGCTCAAGACATTGAGACAATCGTAAGGTTGAGACCTTGGATTGAAGATGAATGGAAGGCCGAATACGGTGATTTTAAGAAGACTAAGCTAACAACAGACTACGATGCGAAATCAAATATCTTCAAATTCCAGTTACATTTCTTCAAGTAATATTGAAAGAAACATAAGAGAGTTATTTGATAATTATAATATTCATATCCATAATGAGGGTATGAATGAAGTAACAATCTTTTGCCCATTTCATAAAAATCTACATAGTCCTGCTTTTTATATAAATGTAAAAACTGGTCTTTGGCAATGCTTTAATCCGTCTTGCGGTAAAAAGGGTAATTTCAGACAACTGTACAAACAGATTACTGGTAAGCCTTTTACAAAAGATATAAAGCTAGATCATTTAGCCCTTAAAAATGCTATTGATAGAGATTTAAATTATGAAGAGGGAGAAAAAGAGCAATTAAATATTTCTGATGTTGAGATTGATTACTCTAATGAAGATGAAATTAATAATCTATTTACTTTCATTGAAAGAGGACTGTTAGTTGAAACACTTGAATATTTTGAAATTGGTTATTCAACCAAGAAAGAAAGAATTGTAATTCCTGTAAGGGATGCACAATATAAGTTAGTTGGTTTTATTGGTCGTGCTATCAGTACAGAGCAAGAGCCAAGATACTTATACAACAAAGGCTTTAAAAGAGCCGATGTATTGTTTAATATCCAAAATGCAAAACAGTATGATTCTTGCATAGTTGTGGAAGGTAGTGTTGATGCAATGTTCATTCATCAATCTGGTTTCCCCAATGTTGTTGCCACACTCGGCTCAAAAGTTTCAGAGTATCAATACAAATTACTTAGAAGATATTTTGATAAAATAATTATCTTCTCGGATAATGATGAGGCTGGAGAGCAGATGAAGCATGATATACTAGATGCGTGTAGTGGCAAGGAACTCTACACAGTCACATTACCTGAAGACCGCAAGGATGCAGGTGATATGACAGAAACAGAAATTAAACTTACATTAACAAACAAACAAATACACATATAAGGAAGGTATAAACAAATGTTTAAATCAGTAAAAACACTATCAGAATTAGAAAAGACAGTAGCACCAGTAGCAGGTGCACAAAAGACTGGCACTAAGAAGTATCTAACAATTGGCGCTGGAGAGTCCGTTAAAGTTCGTTTCCGTCAGGAACTAACTGAGGATGGAAAAGGCTACGATGAGAAGTTTGGAACAGGGATCATGGTTCCTGTTATTACTTCTCCAATTAACTGGAAATGGAGAGCAGCTTCTACTGCCCAGATTGAAAAGTTTGGTTTTAGATGCTGGGCCTCAGAGCAAGTTCATAAGGATAAGGCTTGGAGACCAAAGACTCACTTGATTATTAATGTTGCAGTTGAGGTTGAGCCGGGAGTTTGGGAACCACGAATCATTGACACTACTTTCAATCAGCGTCATATTGGTGCAATCTTGATTGAGTACGCAAAGGAATTTGGAACAATCACTGATCGTGACTACAAGTATTCTCGTCAAGGCTCAGGAGCATCTGACACTAACTACAGCCTTATTCCATTGAGTGTCTCAGAAATGACAAGTGAAATTAAGCAACTGCCTATGCATGAACTTGAAAACACTTATTTGACATTGCCATACGATAAGCAAGAGCGTTTCTATACGACTGGCGAAATCACCAAAGAAGAGTGGTAATTAGAAAGGTATGATGCGAAAGGGGAGTGGTGTAAAAACCACTCCCCAATCCTCATTTTATGAAAAAGATAGCCTTAGACCTAGATGGCGTAATCGCAGACATTGGCGAAGCGTTAAATATAGAACTTGAAGAAAGAGGCCATTTTGATTATGATTATACAGAATGGCTAACTACGCATCATGAATGCGAATTATCAGATGAAATAATGAGTTCATCTTTATTTTGGAAAAATTTAAAACCTTTTGAAGATGCATGGCATCAAGTTAATAAGTGGTTTTCTAACGGAAATGATGTATATATTGTTACTGCTAGACGGACTCCTGCATCTATTGAAGTAACAGAGCAATGGCTTGATGAGTGGAAGATAAACACTATGAAGCCTATCTTCTGTAAGATGGGTGAAAAGCACAATGTAATTAAAGAATTAAATCCTGAATTCATTGTAGAAGATAACCCAAATGAAGTAATCACACTTCTTGAGGAAGGTCATAATGCTTTCCTTAGAAAAGCATGGTACAATCGCAAATATTGGAACGAACTGCCGACAATCGGCGGTCTATTAGAATTGGAAATCAATGACTGATTTTGTTCACCTACACTGCCATTCAGAGTATTCACTATTGGATGGTATGTCAACACCAGAAGAAATTGCAAGAACATCAAGTAGGAATGGGCAGTATGCTGCTGCTATTACCGATCATGGAACAATGGGTGGTGTTTTAAAATTTCAAGAAGCTTGTGATAAGCAAAATGTAAAGCCAATATTTGGCATTGAAGCATACTTTGTCCCATCAGTCGGAAGTGATGGTGATGGAAAGCACGAAAGATATCACTTAATTCTTTTGGCTAAGAACAACGAAGGTTTACAGAAGTTATTTAAAGCATCAAGAGTCGGTTGGACTAATAACTTTTATTACAAACCAAGAATGGATTTTGAACTTCTTGAATCATTAGTTGATGATGACATTATTGCACTATCGGGATGTATGGGTAGTGCAATCTCTAAGGCTATTGAAAATAAGAACTATGCAAGGGCAGAGCAGTTGTCTGAAAGATTTATTAAAATCTTTAAGGATGACTTTTACTTTGAAGTACAGGCTTGGAACCCAAAGAATATTAATGACGGTCTAATTAACTTAGCAGAGCATTTTAATAAGAAAGTAGTTGGCACTGCTGACTGTCATTTCCCAACTCATGACGATAGAGGTTGTGAGGAAGTTCTTCTCATGGTATCACAGTATCCAAGTATGGGAGCAGCAGAGGAAAGATTGGCTAAAGAAAATAGTTCAATTATTAATGATCCAAGTGCGTCAGTTGTTGACAAGATTAATAAGATGTACCCAAATCGTTTCTTACGCTTTGATGAGATTAACCCATATGTTGCAGACGCTGAAACTGTATTTAGCTGGTTTCAAGATGCGGGTTATTCAAATGCATCATTCTTAGAAAATACTATTGAGGTAGCAGACAAGTGTACTGCTAGACTGCAAAAGAGAGCAAATCTTTTACCTAAATATTCAAAGTTATTTAATTCCGATGACTATCTTCGTGAGATTACTGAATTTGAATTGCAATCAAGAGGATACGGTGAAGAATACAAGACTCGTCTTGATGAAGAATTGGCAATTATTAAGCAATTAGGTTTTGCTGACTACTTCCTGATTGTATGGGACTTGGTTAAATGGGCAGATCAGAACAACATTGGTCGTGGTACAGGTCGAGGCTCTGTCGGTGGAAGTATCTTGGCTTTCTTGTTGGACATTTCTAAAGTTGATCCAATCAAGTATAGTTTGTTATTTGCGCGTTTTATTAACCCAGACCGTAACGACTATCCTGACATTGACTTAGACTTTGAAGATAAGCGCAGACATGAAGTTAGAAACTATCTTCGTGAAAGATGGGGGCATGACAATGTTGCTGCTATCACAACTTATGGAACATACAAGCCAAAGTCTGCTGTCAAGGATGTATCTAGAGTTTATCAAGTTCCATTCCAAGAGATTAATGCAATCACTCCATACTTTGAGACATTAGAAGAACTTGAAACATCAGATAAAGGTAAAATTTTCTGTAAGAAGTATCCTGATGTTGCAAAACTATCCAAACAATTAGAAGGCCGAATTCGTAACGCAGGCATTCATGCTGCTGGTATGGTTGTTTCTTCAATTCCATTGACTGATATCTGTCCTGTAGAGACAAGAAAAGATGTTAACTCAGGAGTTAGATCTGTTGTAACTGCTTTTGATATGGAAGACGCTGAAGCAGTTGGTCTAATTAAGATTGACGTATTGGGTCTAAAAACAGTATCGGTTATTAAAGATTGCATTTCCAAGATTAAAGAAAGAACAGGTGTAGATGTTACAGAAGAATCACTCAGGCTTGATGACAAGTCTGTATATCAAAACATTGCAAACGGTAACACAGTTGGTGTGTTCCAAGCTGATGCCGCTGCTTATAGGAATCTCATTGAACGAATGGGCATTGATGACTTTAATGACTTGGTTGTTAGCAACGCTCTTGTAAGACCGGGTGCGCTACTTTCTCAGGGTAAAACTTATATTGAATGCAAGAAGGGTGAAAAGAAGCCTAGATATCCTCATCCATTAGTAGAGGATATTCTCCGTGAAACATATGGAACAGTTATCTTCCAAGAACAGTTAATGCAAATGGCTGTATTGCTTGCTGACTTTACTTGGTCAGAAGCAGACAAACTTCGTAAGATCATTGGTAAGAAGCGTGATGCTGCTGGATTTGATGAGTATAGAGAAAAGTTCGTCAATAACAAATACATTACGAGAGAGAAAGCAGAAAAGATTTGGGCTGACTTTGAGTTAGCAGCCTTATACATGTTTAACAAGTCTCATGCTGTTGCATATTCAATGCTATCATACCAGACAATGTGGTTAAAAGTTTATTATCCTCTTGAGTTCACTTGGGCATTGCTTTGCAACGAGGACTCAACAGATAAGATTACTGCATACCTTATGGAAGCACAAAGACTTGGGGTTAAGGTTCTCCCTCCTGATATTAATGAATCAGACGAGTTCTTCACTATCGGTAGTGAAGATGGAGTAGAGGGCATCCGTTTCGGGTTGAGCAATGTTCAGGCTTGTGGAAAGACAGCAATTGAAGAGATTACTTCAAAGAGACCATTTAACTCTTACGATGAATTCGTAAACAAATGCTCTAAGAGAGCCGTAAGATCCAATGTCAAAGAAAACTTGGAAAAGGTAGGTGCTTTCAAATCAATCGGGTTTGAATCCCAATATGAGCACGAAAGATACTACCTACCAATCCTAGGATTCCCCATCACATTGGCTTCGGATAGAAACGAAATGGATGAATTCGTAGAGGACATAGCAAACTTCCACGAAATCAACTCTCCATTGACGCTGGTTAAGGCTGTGGTGCGTTCTACTAAGAAAACCCCCCAATACCTCCGAATTGAATTTGAAGATGCCTCAGGCTCCGCTACGGTGTTTGCAGAGCGTGATACCGAGGTGGCCGTCAGAGACTATCTCTATGCCCTTATCGGTGACCGAACGCTTCATGCCTTTAGTGACGCTTTTAACTATATTGATACACCATTGCATGACTTCATCAAATTGAGAGCCAAAGGCTTGGAGCATGACTTTGGGTGGCTGTATCCATCGGGGTTGGGGAGCGTTAATAACGAAAAAACATTGTTGTACATCTTCCACACACGATTCTTTACCACACAGACTGGTAAGGATATGGCTAACTTGTATTGCTGGGATGGAGAACAAATCTTTAAGATCGTTCTATTCCCTTCGGTGTTCGGAAAGTTGAAAAGTATTATCAAAAAGAACACATGGTATGCTGCAAAACTTGCTAAAATTGAAGATAAGAAAACTCTAACAAGATTGGACTCATACAAGATTGAGAATGAGAGATCAATGATTCCAATTGAACAGTACATAGATATGAAAGGATTAAAGAATGCTAGTATGGTCGGATAACCAAATACCGAAATTTAGTGAAGGCTATGGCTATACCCCTGACCGTCTATGGGATTTCATCGGCACAAGCGGATTGCCAATCCGCAGGAGTAAGCCCACAAATTGGGATGAGATTGGGAAGATTCAAGTGCCACCCGAACTTGCTGAAATGCAAGGACTCGGAATCGGATTTGGATATATGGAAAAGGATGATTGCTCTGGAGAGGTCATCATTAATCATTCCGTACCGGAGGGGTTTGTAAAGTCACGGATTTATTCGGTTGGGTTTACATTCTGGGAAACAAATAGACTCCCCGATCATTGGGTAAAACTATGTAATCAAATGGATGAGATTTGGACATGCAGTTCGTACATGCAAAAGGTTTTCATTGCTTCAGGAATTCAGCGGCCTGTGTACGAATTTAAGTTAGGTGTTGACCCTAATATCTATTTCCCTAAGTTAAGGACACCTCATTCTACATTTACATTTTTGTCTATTGGCTCGCCATCTAGTCGTAAGAATTCTCAGATGGCGGTTGATGCATTTTTAAGAATGTTTGAGGGAAATGATGACTACCGTTTAATTTATAAATCTAATGGAGATCCTGATGGCAGAATCTATCGCAATGGAGAAGTCAATGGTCTTAGGCATCCTCAGATTGAAGTTATTGACGAAGAGGTATCTCATGAAGAACTCGGCAGAATATTCGACATGGCTGATTGCGTCTTGTATCCGACTAGCGGAGAAGGATGGGGTAACCTTCCATTCCAAGCAATTGCAAAAGGTATTCCAACAATTTGCACAAATGTATTAGCCTGTACAGAGTTTGCTCATATGTCTGTTCCTCTTGATTTTAGATGGGGGACATGGAGAATGTTTGGAAGGTATGAGAACTGCGGTGAATGGGCAGAGCCAATCTTTGACGACTTGTGTGATAAGATGCTATATGTTGCTGAGCACTACGAAGAAGTTGCTCGGAGAACATATGAGAGCGCTATTTATATTAATGAGAATATGACTTGGGAGAAAGTATCCCAGCCATACATTAAAAGAGCAGAAGAGATTTTACAAGAGGTTAAGGGCTGATGAAAATACATTATTTAAGCTGCCATTCTATTCTGGAATATGATGAAGTACAGCTACTGACAGACTTAGGGCATGAAGTATTCTCTAATGGTGCGTATATTGATCCTGCGGGGCATATAACACACCCAAGACCCGGAATTAAGGGTGCTAAGTATTATGAAGAATATGTTCCTTTTGCGACTAATTTTCCTAAAACTAACTTGCCTAATGAATTGATTGAACCATTTGATGTTCTTATAGTTATGCATTCTCCTGATGTTATTGTTCATAACTGGGATAGGATTAAGCATAAGAAAGTTATCTGGAGAACAATCGGTCAGTCAACCGAAGGCGTTGAGGCAACTTTAAAGCCAATGCGTGATGAGGGATTAAAGATTATTAGATATTCTCCAAATGAAAGAAGATTATCTAACTATATCGGAGAAGATGTTCTTATTCGTTTCTATAAAGACGAAGATGAATTATCTGGCTGGACTGGAGATGGTCGCAATGTTGTTAATTTCGCTCAGTCTTTAAAGGGGCGAAGAAGTCATTGTCATTACGATGAAGTAATGGCTGTAATAGAAAAATTTGATGGAACTGTGTATGGCCCTGGTAATGAAGATTTAGGTCATTACAATGGTGGTGCAATTCCGTATGAAGCACAAATAAAGAGAATGCAAGAGGCAAGGGTTATGCCATATGGTGGAACTGCTCCTGCTTCATACACTCTTTCATTTATTGAAGCTTTAATGATGGGATTGCCAATTGTTGCTATTAATAATCAAATGGCTAATATAATTTATAACTTTGACTTCTATGAGGTTGAGGAGATTCTTAGGAGTCTTGGTGGAATTGTTTGTGGAAGCGTTGAAGAAATGATCTCACAAACACAAGAGTTGCTTGACAACGATGCATATGCCAAAGAAATTAGCGATAGGCAAAGAGCTTACGCTATTGATGTATTTGGTAAAAAGAAAATAATTAAACAATGGGAGGAATTCTTAAATGCAATATGAAGAAAATAAATTTACTACACCTTGGGGTGTAGAATTAACGGTATTCACAAGAGAGGGTACTAATGATTGGAATACTTTATATTCCTGTATTACGGAAGACGAGTATAAAGTAGGAAGTTTAGAAGTTCCTGCGGATAAGGATATTATCGCTGTTGATATTGGAGGTCATGCTGGTGGTTGTTCACTCGCTCTCCTTAGTCGTGGTTTTAAAGTGATTGCTGTTGAGCCATTGCCTGAAAACGCAGAACTTATTATGAAAAATGTTAAGGCTAATGGATGGGAAAAAAACTTTACTCTTCATAGCAAAGCTATTAATGAGATATCCGGAAAACAAGTTGTGCTTCGTTACGGGGATGAAAAAACAGAGAGTGGTTCTCATCATCGTTTCATTGGCAATACAATTGATTCTTCAGACTGGCAAGAAAATCTTTGGACAAATGGTCGTGAAATTAAGGTTGATACAATCAGTATTGATGACATATTGAAGAATGTAAAAGCCGTAACTATTCTAAAAATTGACTGTGAAGGTGCTGAATGGAGCGCTTTTGCAGGTGCTTCAGAAGAGTCTCTTGCAAAGATTGATAAGATTGTTGCTGAACTGCATGCTTTGCCAACAACGAAATCAATGTATGAAGAATTTCATGAGTTAATTGGCAAAGACTTTAACGACACAACTGATGAACAGTTTAAAGATGTTCAAAATTATGCAACTATCGGTCTAGCTTATTTTGAAAAGTAATGAATGTTCTAACTGATTTTCATCATAACTCACTTCTTCGCTCTCTGGTTCTTCTTTTCGAAGGGCGATTGGGAATGCAAGTTTATAGACCAATCGGGCTAGAGTGGTTTTATGAAGGTTATTGGGCTATTAATGATCAGTTGAGTACTGCTAAACAATTTTTGGATTTCGAATGTCAGATTATGCCTGACAATACACCTCCACTTAATGTTGTGAAAGAGCAATCAGATGGCATTTACAGCGTCTATGATCCAGGAAATATAACAATACATAATGCTATAACATTGGAATCATTTAAAAGTCGTAAATTTGATTACATAATTGCATCAATACCTGAGCATATTCCTCTATTTCAAAAATTAATACAGGAGTTTCAACCTCAAGCTAAGTTGATTATTCAAATTGGAAATAACTGGAATCCAAATATTTTTAGAGGTCTTAATGTTTTAGGCTCTGTTAAGCCAGGTAATATTCAAGATGCTAATGTTGTTTACTATCATCAAGAGTTTGATACTAATTTGTTCAAGCCAAAGACTCATACTCAATCTAATACTATAAGTAGTTATATAAATATATTACAAGAACTAACTATTGGCTGGAGAGATTTTACAGATCTTGAAAATTCATTGCAAGAGTTTTCATTCAAAAGTTATGGCGGTCAATGTCGTGATGGAAGTATTGCCGGTGCAGAAGTTCTAGCTGATTCTATGAATAATGATGATTTAATTTTTCATGTTAAAGATCATGGAGATGGTTATGGTCATATTATTTATAATGCATATGCATGTGGTAGACCAACTATTATAAGAAGATCTGGATACGACAATCAACTTGCTCAGGAGTTGTTTAACGCAGAAAGTAGTATAAACCTTGACGGTCTTTCTGTTGAAGATGCTGTTAACAAGATAAGAAAAGTATTGACAGATTCTGAGATTTTAGAATCAATGTCTGTTAAAGCTTATGAAACATTTAAGAATAATGTTGATTTCGCATACGATGCGGAAAAAGTTTATAACTGGATGGGAACTCTGTAACTCCCATGTGTTATTATTGCATAAATCTATAGTAGAAAGAAGAGTAAATGTTAATTGTAGATAAAAGAAAAGGCGACCAAATGCCAGTGCATGAGGTTATTCCAACCCCTAGTGTTGGACTTAATCGCGCATTAGGTGGAGGTCTAAATACAGGCGCAACACATTTGTTCTGGGGTACTCCATCAGTAGGTAAGTCAACAATGTGTTTTAGAATTTTAGCTGAAGCACAGAGTAGAGGTTTTAGACCAGTAATTGTTGACTCAGAGTATTCATTTAACGAAGAGTATGCTGCTAAGTGTGGTATTGATATTGATGACATTGTAGTTATTCAATCAACAGTTGTTGAAGACATTCTGAAGAATATCCATCCATATCTTACTCACGAAGAAGAGAAGCATATTTTCTTGTTTGACTCTCTTTCAAATATTATTAAAGAAGAGTTTTATGACAAGCCTGAAGGCGGTAAGGCAATGGGTCTTCAATCTCGCTCACAAGGCTTTCTTCTTCAGAAGCTCGTAAACTATCTCCATAAAGAGAGGAATATGATGATCTTTGTTGCTCACCAGACGATTGACTTGTCAGGAATGTATGCAATAACAAAAGCAAAGATGGGTAATACGGTTCATCATAATATGCATAATATTGTTAAGTTATTTCTATCCATGTCGTCAAAGGAAATGGAAAGAGATGAAGTTAATATGATTACATCTCAAAAAGTAACATGGACAATTGAAAAGACAAAACAGATCCCAAGCATTGGGACACATGGACAGTATTATGTTCTCCCTCAAGAGGGTATGATTGATAAATATCGTGAAATGCTTGATATTGCAATTGAGATGAATATTATTGAGCGCAGGGGTGCTTGGTTTTTCTACGGAGATCAGAAGTGGAATGGTATGGGTAAGATTGAGCTTACTGATAAGCAAATTGAGGAAATTAGTGCTAAAATATTAGGATGAAAAGACTCCTAGTATTAGTATCACTACCATTTTTAGTAGCCTCTGGACTTCTCGTTGTTGGCACAATTGCTTTAATAAAGAAGGTTGAAGAGGACTTTGATGAAGATATTTTTTGGGAATAACCCAGAAATAAAAAATAAAAAATCCTCCTTACCCCCTATTATCATTTGCCATTGTGGTATATTCTGCACACCGTCTAAATAGGAGGCATCTATGCAAACATTTTTACCGTATCCAGATTTCAAAGAATCGCTACAAGTTCTTGATTATAAAAGACTTGGGAAACAGCGTGTTGAAACACATCAGGTCTTGAATGTTCTTTTGAAAAGAGTTCAGCCGAAGATGAAAAAGGATGGGACATTTTATTATGGCTGGGAGAACCATGTTGTTACAAGAATGTGGAGAGGTTACGAAGAAGCATTGAAACTTTATTTTAATGAATCAGTTGAGCAATGGATTAATCGTGGTTATAACAATACAATGAAGCTTGAAGTCATAAATTATGATAAGCTAGTAATGCCATATTGGTTTGGTCGTGAAGACATTCACCGATCACACCGCTTGAAGTTAGCATGGAAACACTGGGATTGGTACTGTGATAAGTTTGACGATGTTACAGAAAAACCAGTTGATGAGCCAAGTTATGTATGGGCGCTACTATGAAAAGAACTGAAAAAGAAGAAATCAAGAAGGACAAAGCAAAGGCTGTGAAGAATTCAGGTAGAGGATTTAAGAAGGGCGATGCAGAGTTCCATGAGTTTTTATTAGATTACAAACACAATGGAGCATCTTTTACATTGACAAGAACTGCTTGGATTAAAATGCGTAAGGATGCATGGAAATCCAATCATAAATACCCATGTATTTCTGTTGTCCTTGGAGAAGATTCTGATGTTAAGGTTGCTATTATTGAATGGCATGTATTTAAAGAGTTGATCAAGGATAGTGATTATGAGTAGTCAAGTTCACTTTATGTCAGTTAATGAAAAGTGGAAAACTCCTGAAGTTTTCTATCAAAAATTAAATGAAGAATTTAATTTTAATTTTGATCCATGTCCATCTAATCCCGATTTTGACGGTTTGGAAATTGAATGGGGTTCTTGCAACTTTGTTAATCCACCATATGGCAATGTGATTGCGAAATGGCTTGAAAAAGCTATGAGAGAGCAGGAGAAGGGCAATACATCAGTTTTTCTAATCCCAAGTCGTACTGACACAAAATGGTGGCATACATATGTCATGCAAGCGGATGAAATTCGTTTTATTAAAGGTAGACTGAGATTTCAAGGAGCAATTTATAACGCTCCTTTCCCATCAGTCGTAGTTGTGTTTAAAGGAAAATAATGAGTAATTTAACTTATGGAAGCCTATTCGCAGGAGTAGGTGGATTTGATCTTGGTTTTGATTCTGCTGGCTGGGAATGTAAGTTCCAAGTTGAATGGGATAAAAATTGCCAAGAAGTATTGCAAAGAAACTGGCCTGATACATTAAAGTACACAGATGTACGAGATGTTGATGGCGCAGATTTAACACCTGTTGATTTGATTTCTTTTGGCTCACCATGCCAAGACTTATCAGTAGCAGGTAAGCGTTCTGGTCTTGACGGAGATAGATCAGGATTATTTTTTGAAGGTATTAGAATAATTAAGGAGATGCGTGATGCAACAAATGGACAATATCCAAAATGGGCAATCTGGGAAAATGTCCCAGGTGCCCTCACAAGTAATAAAGGAGAAGACTTCGGGGAAGTCCTCAACCAAATGGCTAACATCGGGGCATTGGGAATTGAATGGCATATCTTGGATGCACAATGGTTCGGAGTCGCCCAGCGAAGAAGAAGAATATTTGTCATCGCTTGCTGGGACTCTTCAGCCATTAGAAGAAGTAATGGAAAAATATTATCTGTCCCCGAAGACAGCAATGGGGATATTAAGAAGAGGAGAAAGAAAGGGAAATCAAATCCCAGAGCCTTTGAGACAGGCATTGATGGACCTATCTGGTATGGGAAAACAGGATTTAGCAAATATGAAGAAGGAGGAGTAAGTCTATCTTCTTCTGACCATAAAAGACCGGATATGAACTTCATTTTAGAGCCTTTTGTTAAGACAAAGAGGGCGCAGAATAATGAAGATTCAGAGTCTTGGATTAGTGGTAACGTATCACCAACTCTTAATGCATTTGATAACACTGGAGAAGCGAGAGCAACAGTCCTTGTCTTTCAGCCGGGAGTAATGGTTAGACAAGGTTATGGAGTTAGTGAAGATTTAGTTCCAACTCTTAGAGCAGAGCATCATAATGGGGATAATATGCCTCATATAATGGTGCTTGATGGGACAAGAGTTGATGATATTAGAATCTATGAAGATGGAATTGTTCCAACTTTAAAGCACAGGATGGGGACAGGTGGTGGTCAAGTACCTGTTCTTGCATATGATGGCTATAATAATAAAATAACAGAAGATACTTATAGAACAATCAGAACTGGTATTGACTCCGCTGACCACATTGCTATTCCAGTAGATGAAAAGAAATTTATTTTAAGAAGACTTACACCTATTGAATGCGAAAGATTAATGGGGTTCCCTGATAATCACACGGCATTTGATAGAAACGGTAAAAAGATTGCCGATACCAATAGATATAAAATGTGCGGAAATGCTATTGCAAGCCCTGTATCGCATTGGATAGGTGTACAATTGAAGAACCTAATAGAAAGAGAAGATATACATGGCTGATATTATTGTAGATGTTGATTTCATCGCCCAGCATATGGGAGAAAGATCAAAAGAATTTATTGAGTGTATGGCAATTGTACAAGATATTATTGACAACCCAAATCATTATGTTGGAGCGCAGGCTATCAAATATGCAAACCTTTTGGCAGCATATAGAACTCAAATGATTATTAAGTCTCAGGCTTTTAAGAGAAGATCTAGTCTCATGAGTGAACAAGATAAAATGGTAAATGATATATGGAAAACCATGTATGAAGCTCTAGCAGAGAACATTAATGTTCTCAAAATCGCATCAAAAGGAAATTAATTGAAATCATTAAATGCACTAAAACTCCCAAAGCAGGAAAAAATACAGAAATCGGGTGACGATATTGTAGGGGATTTGTTGAAAACAATTGATGCTCATCTAGAAAAGCGTAATACCCCAACTGAGAAAAAGGTTGGCGGGTTCCATCCCAGTTATACAAACCAATGTGCGCGTTATTGGTATTATCTATTTGAAGGTACTGAAATGACAACTACATTCCATCCTCAAACTTATAGAATCTTTGATAATGGTCATGCTGTCCATGACAGACTTTACAGTTATTTGAGAGAAATTGGCATACTTGTAGCAGAAGAAATTCCAGTAACACACGATGATCCCCCAATTGAGGGCACTGCAGATGGTATAATTGATCTTGATGGTCATAAACTAATAGAGTTGAAATCAATATCAAATGAAGGCTTTCACTATAGAAAGCTATATAACAAACCAAAAGACGATCATTTTAGACAAGCACAAATTTATATGCGCTGTCTTGATTTGCCATCTGGTTTAGTTATTTACGAGAATAAAAATAACCAAGAAATTCTTCCAATTTATATTGAAAGAGATGACACATTCATAGATAAATTGTTTAAAAAATATAGGGGAATTTACGATGCTTTCTTAAAGCGAGAAATCCCCGCTCAGCCTTATAAGCGTAGTTCTGCTAAATGTGCAGAGTGTGCTTTGGCTGATAAATGCTGGTCGGGGAATGTTTGATAGCGAACAAAGAGTATGTCAAAACGAAGAATGTAAAAAAGATTTTATAGCAAAAGTTTACAACACTATATACTGCTCACCAGAATGTAGAAAAGTTGTAACAAATAAAAAACTGCTTGAAAACTACTACAGAAAAAAAGAGAATAAAAAGCGAAAAAGAATTTGTAAAACAAAAGATTGTGATACTGTTCTTTCATCCTATAATGAAGAAGAAATATGCGAACAGTGTAAAACTGAACGATACATACAAAGATTAATTAGTTGGGGATGGGATGAAAAGAAGCTTAGGGATGAACAGCGTTAATCTATACGCTATAATATATAGATGAGTTTAAAGAATATTGTCGGTAGCAATGACTGGCAAAAAGTCATAGCTATTGACCCAGCATCTCATTCTTTGGCATGGGCAGTCGTCACAAAAGAAAAAGATGTGATTGCTACTGGGAAAATAGATCTTAAAAAAGAGAAAACAGAATCAGAAAAGTTTGCAAAGATATACAAAGAAATGTCATCGGTTATAGATATGTATAAGCCAGATGTTGCTGCTATTGAGCAATCAGTGTATGTCCAAAACTTTCAATCAAGTAGAATTATTTCTTATGTAATAGGTTTTACATGGGGAATACTCCATCAAGCAGGTATCAAAACTAGAGATATTAATCCTCTTCAATGGAAACCAGCTATCGGTTACAAAAATGTTACTAAGCAAGATAAGAGTTCTTTAGAAAAGAATGGCACCAAAGGGTCTATTCAGATTAAAATGAAGAACGAAAGAAAAACTAGAGTAAGAGAAATTGTTTCAATTGCTTATGGAAATGAAACCCCAGGTCTTGAAGATGATGATATTATTGACGCATTAGGAATTGCTTTATGGTATTACAAAACTGGTGGTAAAGATGGGCCTTGAGCCTTATAAAGATAAAACATTTTTATATGAGCATTATGTTGCTAAAAGAATGAACTTGACAGATATTGTAAAACTTTTAGATAAGAATTACAATATTAAAACAAGTCCTCAGACAGTTTACAACTGGTGTAAAAAATATGATCTGCTTAAGTACAGGGGCAAGGGAAGAAACTTATCTGCTGGTAAACAGAAAGCTCCTAAATCGCCAGCCCAAAAAATGGTAGAGCAAAGACGAAGAGAAATGAGAAAACAAAATGAACTTAAAAAGAAAGGTAAGTTAAAATGAAGAAAGAAATGAGAAGAAGCGTAACTGCTAAAGATATTTCAACATTTGGAAAACTTGATATGATTTACAATCAAGTTAGAGTGATTGAAGCAAAGCAGAATAATACTGAATACAAGTGTCTTGGTTCAGGTAAATGTTGCAAGATTGGATTAAGAATTCCTCTTGCAGAATGTGCAAATATTGCTTTCAAAATTACACAAGAATTCTATTTGAAGATGGAAGATAAGGGTGAGCAGTTTGCAAATGAATGGATGGAATCAATGATTGAATCTTTGAAAGAAGCAATGCATGATCCAAATTGGGAAATGAATGGAGAGACAGATCGCCATTGTGTATTCTACAAGGGTGGTTGCACTATCTATGGATATAGACCGATGGTTTGTAGAACATTTGGAACAATTACTCCTGTTGATGATTACTGTCCTAGGATTAGAAATGCACATGGTCAAGTTGATTATTATGCCGGTGATGGTGTAGCAAGAGTCATTAAGCAGTATCAAGACATACTTGCAGAGTATGCATCTGACAAAGATGCAACATATAACAGTGTTGTTTATATGCCTTTGGGAGTTCTAACATTCTTGTTAACGAGTGAAGAATTGGTAGACCTAGCAGCAGAAACAGACCAAAAATTTTGGGAAGGTGTAAGAGGATGGTATAACTATAGATTAGTTTTTACTAAGATGCATGGTTATGATTATGATACTCTTCACACTTTTGCTGAAAAAGATGGCGACCAACTTGGTTTTGTGAAAGAATAATAATTTTTATACAAACAAAAACAAACGACAAAATAACGATTCAGAATATGATACTATAGGAATATGAATTCACCAATAAAAGTCCAAGAACAACTTGTCCTTTTTGCAAAAAACGACAAGATTACTATTTACAGAGTTGTCTCTAACTAATAAGTAAAAATAGTGAATTGCCTCGCTTCGGCGGGGCTTTTCGCTTTTATTTCTGTATTAGTATGATAAACTATATATTATGTCAAATATTGAACCAATAGGTGACAAGAATATCTTTGACAAATTAAGGTCTATAGAAGATGCAGGCCAGTTATATGTTAAAGGTTATTCTTATCACGAAATAGCAACGCTATTATCTATAAAGATAGCGGATGCGAAAGATTATATAAACGAGTATAAAAAGATACTCAACCGTCAAGCAGAAGAAGACCCATACTTCCTTGAGAGAATTCAATTTAATACTATTAAAGCTCTTCAAGAGTTTGATCAATTAAGTAAGGAAGCTTGGGAGACAGTTAACATAGCAACTGATCATGGAATGGTTCCAGCAAGAATTCAGGCTCTTAAATTGGCAGCAGACATTGCGAATAAGAAAGCACAATTGCATAAGCTTATGGGCGGTACAAATGGTGATTCTGATTATATTGCCCGAATGCAAAAGGCTGAGAATGTTAATCAAATTCTTTCTAGAGTCCTCAGAGATGTTATTTCAAAGTACCCAGAGATTGCTGATGAAGTCCGTAGAGAGCTGTCTATTGCTTTTGACATTATGAATACGCAAGAAGAATTTATAGAAGAAGCAGAGATTGTAGAAACTCCACAATTTGAAACGGAAAATTCGCCCCATAAAGGAGCAGAATAATGTCTGACTTTATCGGTATGAACTTAGAATTAGCAGACTTTGAAAGATTGCTAAAGAAAGAAGAATTTGTACAAGAACCTGTTCCTATTGAAGTATTTGTTGAGGATAGGAAATATCTTGGGCTTCCACCATTATCTCCTATTCAATTAGAGATTGTACGACATTCTACACAAATTTTTAAAAAACATACGTTAATGAATTTGATGGGTGAAGAAGAAGGGGCGGCTTATTACGATAAGTATACAGATAATGAAGTCATATGCATGTTAGGTAAAGGCTCTGGTAAAGACCATTGTGCAAGAATTTCAATGGCGTATACAGCTTATCTTATGCATTGTCTTCGAGATCCTTTAAGTTATTATGGTAAAGCAAATGGTGTATATATTGACTTGCTTAACTTAGCTGTAAACGCTCAGCAAGCACAAAGAGTTTTCTTTGAGCCTTTTAAAAACTTACTGCTTGGTTCTCCATTTTTTAATGAAGTAGGATTTGAACCTAGAGTTTCAGAAATATTTTTCTTTAGTAGACCTGTTAGATGTTTCTCTGGTCACTCTGAAAGTGAAGGTTGGGAAGGTTATGAAGTTATGACTATTATTCTTGACGAAATTGCTGCTTTTAAAACAGATGTTGAATTAAAGGGAGAAACGAGATCAAAAGGTTCTGCATCTGCAATTTATAATATGAGTAAGTTATCTGTTATGTCTCGTTTCCCGGAAGTCGGTAAAGTTATTCTTCTGTCTTTCCCTCGTTATAAAGGTGACTTTATTCAACAAAGATATTTTGATTCTAGAAATAATAATGAACCAAAAACTTGGTCAATGAAAGCTGCTACTTGGGAAGTTAATCCTACGATTAAGAGAGAGCAATTAGAGTCGGAATATATTCGTAATCCTATTCAGGCTAGAGCTAGATTTGAATGTGAACCACCTAATATGGAAGACGCATACTTTAGAGATGCTGATCTAGTTAGAAAAGCATTTATGTATAGAGAAAATCCAGTAGATGAAGAAGGAATGTTTAAACCTTGGTTTAATAATAAAGATGGATATACAAGATTTATTCATGTTGACTTGGCTTTGAAACGAGATAGGGCTGCACTTTGTATGTCGCATTGTGCTGGATTTAAAGAAATTAAAACATCAATGGGTATAGAAAAGTTGCCAATTATTAATGTTGATCTTGTTCATTCTTGGGAAGCTACTGTTGGTAATGAAATTAACTTCGCATCAATTAGGCAAATGATCGTTGATCTCCATAGAAAATTTGATGTTGGATTAGTTACCTTTGACCGTTGGCAATCAATCGAGATGATTCAAAGCTTGAGAAATATGGGAATTAATTCTGACTTTCATAGCGTAAAGAAAACAGATTATGACACATTAATGTCTTGTATGTACGATACAAGATTACGCGGATATTGGAATGAGTTATTAGTTGAAGAAGAATTATTAAAGTTAAAGTTATTTGGTAATAACAAAATTGATCACCCTGCTACTGGTTCTAAAGACTTAGCTGATGCATTAGCCGGGTCTGTCTTTAATGCTATGAGTATGGCTGCCATTGATTCAGAAGTTGAAATTGAAGTATTAGCACCTAGTCCTATATTTGAAATGGATGATGAATTTGAAGAATTCTCTTCTGTAAAAATGTATAATAGAGATCTTCAAATGTTTGAAGATACAGATAAGAAAGAGATTGGAGGGGCTGAGAGATGGATAGATCTAGTCTAAATAAAGATAGCGGACAAGTTACTGTTGATGAAATTATTGCTGAATTGAATCGGCAAATTAGTAGTTTAAATTTTGAACTTACTGTAAACAAATTGGCTGTGCAAAAGCTGCAAAAAATCATTTTGACTTATGAAGAAACTGACGATGTAAAGTCTAAAAATATTGCTCAAGACTTTTGATCACAAAATAATTGTTACAAAAACTTTTTTTAAAAAAGATACGCAAACTGCCGACACGGTGAAAAAGGCGGTGTTATGATGACATTCAACGAAATGGAAAGACCATTTCAACACTTACAAACAACAAGAACAAAGGAAATTAAAATGTCCATTAGCATTCAAAAAGTAGAAAACTTTCCAGAAATCTCTCGCTCAGGTAGAGTATCTGAAGAATTGCAGATGATTATTGATGCGCTCAATGAGTCTGTAAAGACTGGAGAAAAGTTTTGCATTACTGGTATTGAAAAAGGTAAGGCATACAATTCAATGCAACAGCGTATTCGTGCTCAGGCTAAGAAGTTAGGTTTCAATATTGTTATTCGCTTTGATGCAGATGATAGCAAGCTTTACTTTAAGGCAACACAAGACACAAATGCAATGACTTCTGTTACTGCAAATGCAGTGCCTTCTGTTACTGCAAAAGAGAAGACAAAAGCATCTAAGTAAATATTAAAAAATATTTAGGAAAAGACCCCCATGTGGAAACACATGGGGGTTTTTTTTCGTGTATACTTTTGTTTATGATTCAAACACAAGAACAAGAAATTGAAATTACTTCTGATCAAATAAAAGGTTGGCATCCATTTTTTGCTTTGCCTTGTTATGATCAACAAATTACGGAACCATTTTTTATGTCTTTCATAAAGACAGCAATTGGGTTTAAAGACATTGGATTAAAATTTTCTATTAGTACACTATCTGATTCTCTTATTTCAAGAGCTAGAAATCAGCTTGTAGCTAAGTTTATGGCTAATCCTGAGTTTACGCATTTGGTATTTATTGATGTTGATTTAGGTTTTAACCCTGATGATATTTTGAAGATGTTATGGCACGATAAAGAAATTGTAACTGGTGCTTATCCCATAAAGGATATAAATTGGGAAAAAATTTCTAAAGCAGTAGAAAAAGGTGTGGATCCAGATAGACTTTTATCATTGAGTACAAGATTTGTTGTAAATCCAGTTCGTTTTGGTAGTGATCAAATTGTTGTAGAAAATGGTGCCATTTCTGTTCACGATGCTGGTACTGGTTTTATGATGATTAAGCGTAGCGCATTTGAGAAAATGTTTGCTCAGTATCCGGAATTAAAATATGATGATGATACCGGGCTGCTTAATGAAGATGAAAGAAACTATTCTTATGCCTTATTTAATTCTTATGTAGACGAAGATAATAGATTCTTATCTGAGGATTACGGTTTCTGTCGCTATTGGCAAAAGATGAATGGCGATATTTGGACAGACCCAACTATTGAACTTACGCATCTAGGTAGAATGAAATACACAGGAACTCTTATGCAGTTCCTTATAGATAATGCTAAGCCAGCAGAATAAGTCAAAGTGTTTACCTTTTTGGGTTTTATAAGAATAACGTAGTAGGCCCAAAAAAATATATTAAAATTTTTGCATTATTTGCTAAAATATTGCGGGGTGTGAATTAGGTGAGAAAATTCCCTAAAATTACACGGGCAATATAGATCGTCAATAAGCTGATCTTTTAGATCCTAGCCAATGTAATTCAATATATTATAAAAAATATTTTTACGATCCTATTCTGATCAATTAATCGCGCCTTTCTTTGATCTAAAAGAAATATAAAAGAAATCTAATTTCCAGCGTGTCAACTCAATTCCCAACTGATAGACTAACTTTATGCCACAAATAGCGCAACAATTGAGTTACGAATTACACGTGGCATTGTATTGCATAAAAGATAAGGTTCAGGTATGACTTCTCTAAATGATGATTATGAAGCTAGGGTAATTGCTATGGTAAATACTCAGTTATCTAATGGCGTAAAAGATTTCGGTAAGATTGTGGATTACATCAAGATTACAGAAAATATGGCTGTTAGATATGTATTTGTAACAGATACAGGTAGGAAAATTGATTCAGGTTCTGCTATGCGTTTTATGAATAACTATCGCCGCACGTTAGAAAATAGACCTGCTATTGTTTATCCTGACGGTACAGATAAGGTATTGCGTAATCGTCAAATGCGAGTTAGGCGTTCAGGTATGCGTTCACTTACAAGTGGACAAATACATACTGCTGCAAAAGTGAGTAATGATGAAAGTATTGATATTACATCAACTGTAACTTCTGCTGGTGCTTTTCCTGAAGAATTTATTTCTCCTAAAGGTAAGACAAATCCTAACGGTTTGACAATTGATGAGATTTTAGAACGTGCTAATCTTAGCGTCAATGAATACTTTGCTAATAAGAATGAAGAAAGTGACGGAGAATGACAATGGAATTTGAATTTATTGACGAAAGTGAAATTGTTCCATCAAGAGGTTTTGGTGGAGAAAAAGTAGAAAAAACACCTTCTATTTTTGATACTCCTTTGGAAGATAGAACTTATTGGGGTAATGATGCTGGTTCAGAAATACTTATGATTTTTGCTCGAATGGAAATTCGTAAAAGTATTAAGAATTTGCGTTTGATCAATATTGAGCATTATGATTATGCTGCAAGATTGAGTAAAGAACATCGAGATGAGTTACGCATTTACCAATTAGAAATGCTTCAAGTTTTGATTACGCAAGATAGTTACACAATTCGTCAGCTTGATTATGGTGATTGTGAAATTGTTATTCTTCCTCATTATCAAAATGTTGAAGAACTGTATACAACAATTGATTCTGAGTAAGTAATTACTTACGTCATAAAGATAAGAAAAAGATGGGAAATGGGATAGTGTTTACTATCCCATTTTTCATTGAGTAGGCACAAAAAAGAAAGAATAAAAGTGATAGAAAAAGTAAACAAAGTTGAAGCTTATAACCACAAAAAAGTTGGTCTAAAGTTTGTAACAGAACTTGAAAAAATGTTTCATAAAAAGATTTCAACTATGCGAGTTGGAGAAAAGATTGACATTGAAATTGACGGAACAAAAGAAGAAGATAGAAAATTAATTCTTAAAGCTGTTAAAAAATCTTGTTTGTATAACAACATAGAAGTACATCATCGTTGGTCAAAAGATAAGAAAAAAATTACTCTAATCATTGAAGGTATATAAATGCATCCAAATTCAAATGAAACAATTCTATTAATGATGATAGAAAACTTGGAAAATAAAATCAAACTTCTTCAAAAGAAGAATGATGAGATGAAAAAAATAAATGATGTGTTATTTGGAATAATACAAAATCAAAAGGAAAAAGAAAATGGAACAAGAAGAAAACAAAATCAAAAGAGCAACTAATCGTTTGGATAAAATCCAAAATGATTTGGCAAAAGGATTAATCAATCAAAAACAATTTGAAAATCATCGACTTCTAATTTTAGTTAGTTTAGTCATTGAAACAAAGAAACAAGCAAAAGAAGAATTCAGCAATGGTTGGAGAAATCACAATGGAGATGAATAATGGCAATTTGTAAATTCTGTGAACAAGAATTTATTGAAGAAAGATTTGAAGCTGGTTACGATTATTGCTTAGATGAAGTATGTAATCGGATGGGGCTTGACGAAAGAGAAAGAGAATTTCGTAAGATTTATACTCCGGCTTTACTTCACAAATGTAATTACTTTTGGGTTCGTAAAGACGAATTGAAAAGTCTAAATACAAGAGCAGACATTATAGATGGTTATGGAGATCAAAATGGTTGAAATAATAGATAGACCAAAAAGAAAAAGGAAAGTAAGAAATGAAGTTGGTTAGATGCATTGAATGTGGTGAAGCTTTTGAAAAGTTTTTTCCTGAAGAAAAAATATGTATTGTATGTCATCAACATAAAATGGTATGTATTGGAAAAGAATGTAAAGCTTGCAAAAGAGTTAGAAACAAAAAGGAAAATAAAAAATGATTGAATGGTTAGTATTTGGTGTCGTAATGATACCTTTTATTGCAGTTAGTATTGCATTAATAATTGAATGCATTGATGAATATAGGAGTTGAAATGAACTTTAATGAAATGTATGACACTGTAACAAAACTTGTAGATGAGTTTGCAAAAAGCGAAAGTAAGTTTGCTTTTCCAAATGAATATATAAAAGTGTTAATGAAGTTAAAAGCTGTTCAAGATGATTTGTCTTGGGCAGCTTATTATGAAGAAGTTAAAGATAAGGAAACCAAATGATTGATTGGTTGATATTTGGTGTCGCAATGACACCTTTTATTTGTTTCGGTTATGTAGCCGTTATTGAATGTATTTACGAATATAGGAGTAAAGAAAATGAAGACTGAAGAAATGGTTAGTTTTTCTATAAATGACGTAGAGAAAAAAATATTTATCAATGCTGATTACGGCACTGGTGATGTTGCTACTAATAAAAAAATTGGTAGAGAGATAGTTAAAGTGATCAATACTTTTGAAATTAAAAAAGGACGCGAATGTTTTTTCCATTCAAGAGTTAAAAATCAAGTTATGAAAAATCTTGGTAGTAAAGCCAAGATGGGAGATGAGTTAAGAATTCATATTGCATCTAACTATGTTCATCAAATGGTTAATTATCAAATCAAAACATTTTTATTTTATAAGCAATACCCTCAATTTTTGGAGATGAGATAATGTATACACCCTGTCCTTGTTTTTCTTGTGGAAAACAAATAGAACATAAAATAGATTTAATTAGTCTTAGAGATGGATCAATAAGAGTTCTATTTGAATTAGATTTTGCAATTGAAGTTACCCTACAAGGTAGTTATGGTTCAAGATATGACTTAACTGAAATGGTAATTTGGATCTGTGATGATTGCATTGATAAAAAAATGGAAGAAAGAGTCTTTATGATTAATGAAGATGTAAGTAATGATTACACAATGGAGAATGGAAATGAATGAAGATGAAATGATGTTTCAAGAAGAAACTAATTATTCAACTCGAAATCAAGATGGAGAAATTAAATATTTTCAAACAATTGAAGAAGCTTTAGAAGACTTTGCTTCTTATCTTGGTTATAGACTTTCCGTTATTATTAATGGAATGTCAATCCATATTCATCGCGAAGAACTTCCAGATTTGCCTAACGCAAAACCTGGCTCTTTGGCTTGGGAAAATCCAACCTTTGTAAAAAGGTATCAAGCATTATTAACTATTTATCCTGAAGGGAACAATTAAAATGAGAGCAAATGTTTATATGATTAATGAAAATGTTTATGGTTTTACCAGAAAGTGTTTTCATTGCGGAGAAGAGAGTGAATTTTATTTGTCTTTTGATGAATATGAAAGACTGATTCTAAATAATGAATACATTCAAGATGTATTTCCTTTTTTGTCAAAAGAACTTCGAGAAGTTATGATTTCAGGAACTCATCCAAATTGCTGGGAAGAAATGTTTTCTGCTATTGATGAAGATGAGTGCGAATGTGAAGAAATGGAACAAGGTCAACCTTGTGTTCATTGTATTGAAACAAAATACGAATAGGGGTAGCAATGTATATTTGTAAAAACTGTGAGGCTGTTTATGAAGAATTACCTGATGATTCAGTTTGCACTCAATGTATGGAACAAGAAGTAGTAAAAAATAGAGATGAAAGGTATATGTAATGAATATTGAATATATGGAAATTGGTCCAACTCCTTATGAAGAAGATTGTATTCAAATTGGAGATTTGAATTACCCTGCTCTTGCTAAAAAGGAAATGGATGAGTATGTGAATCAGCTTTATAGAATGTTTCCAGATGCCAATTCAAGAGGTGTATCATTTAAAATTAAATGGTTCAATCATGATTTTGGTAGGTATGGAGAAGTTTGTATCTATTGGGATCTCGATAATTCAGACGCTGACGATTACGCTTACGAAATTGAAAGAAGTCTTCCTAGTCATTGGGATGAGGAAGCATTGAAAGAATTGGGAAAACAAAATGATTGATATTTCGCATTACAATATTGAAGAACTTGCAACTATGGCTTTGAAAAAACCAGAAGATTTTGGTTATTGGGGGCCTGAAGATATGTTTAAAACTTGGGGTTTTTCTGGAATTGATGATACTGCTCAAAGTATTCTCGAAAAGTCAAACTTTGAAGTTATCAGCAAAGATTTAATGAAAAGATTTCCTGGTGATTTTAGAATTGAAACTTATAGGCATTGGGTTGTAGGCTCAATTGATCGTTTAGTTTGCCGTATTCTTTTATCAGAAAGTGACGTTACAGAAAGCAATATTAGTCCTGCTTTTATTGCTGCTATGGAATGGCAAGAAAAATTAATGGAAGATTCAGTTGCTAATGAGAGTGATTACTTTGACAAAGAATATGAAAATGTAATTGAATCCATAAAGGAACTCCCAAGTTATCTTTTAGATTTAATTGATACTTCTGATTCTAATTGGGCTGATTTTATCTATAACGAATTAGCGATGAATATGAATGTGGAGTTATGTCCAGATGCTGGAATTTATCCAAAAGATGAAGATATTCTAATGGCTGTCTATAACATTCAATATTGGAACAAAGAAAACATTGATGGTTGGACTGAGTTTATTGAACGTAATGATCTTGAGCCAATTCCTACAAGACAATATAACCCTAATCAATTAAATTTATTTGAGGATTAAAATGTTAATGATTAATAAATGCCCAATTTGTAAATTAGAAGATTTAACTTTTATAGATAGCAGTGAAAATATTATATATCCTTCTTCAGAAATTAAGTCTGAAATGGCAGAATGGGAAGAATATGAATGTCAGAACTGTGATTTGTTATTAGACGTAGAAAATGGATACATTACGGTTAAAAAGATTACTGGTCTTGAAACTAAAATAGTGTTCCGTTTTACAACAAATTGGGAAAGCAATATAAAAGGATAAAAATGAATAACTATGAAGAATACATGAAGTATGTTGAAAATAATCAAAGTAAGTATGAAGAAATTGATGCTGCTTTTGATTCTTTAACAAGAAATATTAATGATCTATCTAAGCCAATAGATGATGATTATGAATACGGTGATGAATGGGATTGGGATAGAAATGACCGTTCACAATATTGTATTCATGGAACTTTTATTGGATCTTGGTGGGGGTCAGATATTTTATGTGGTAAATGTGAAATGGGAGATGATCCTATGGATATAGATGAGGATGATGAATTTTAATGGATAAAGAACAATTAATAGATGAACTTCAAAATGTCCTTATTGGTATGGATGTTCCAAACCAAAGAAAAAAGGATATTGGATGGCTCAATCGTAATCTAGCAATTAATAATCAAGATCACCCAAACTTTTTAAAAGCGGTTTGGATTCTTAAACAACTAAACAAGGAAAAATAAAATGGAAGAACAAAATAACGATACAGCACTTTTTAGTGCAACAATGGTGCTTACAGCATATGTTGATGAAAAAGGAAATGTCAAGTATGTAAAATCATCTTGGGATGATTTATTTAAGAAAGAAGAAGATAGTGAGTAAATGTAAAGAATGTGATACCAAAGAAAATATCGTTTGGTCAGGCATTGATGCTTGGATTTTGGGTTGCCTTGATGATATCACAAACATCTGTTATGAATGTGCAAATAAAAACAACAATAAGAAAGTAGAACAAGATGCCTAATTGGTGCTCAAATAATTTATATGTTTATGGTGAAGAGAAAGATATGATGCAATTTCTTAGTATCATTTCTCGTAAACTTGATCAAAACAATAATGTAGTAGAAACAACAAAAGTTGTTCTTGAAGAATTTCAACACGGGAAAATTGATATTACTCTTTTGGAAAATCTTTATCCAACACCTACAGATTTGTTAATTGGTGATGCTCCTATTGTGCATAACGATACTCAAAAAGTTAATATTGAAAAATTTGGTTATCCTGATTGGTATCAATGGCGAGTTGAGAAATGGGGAACTAAATGGCCAGAAAGTGATTTGTTTTTCAATACTCCTATTCTTTCAAGAGGGCGTATTGAAATTGATTTTGATTTTTCAACTGCTTGGTCTCCACCTATTGAAGCATTTGAAAAAATTGCAATTGATTACCCAAACCTTTTATTCTGTCTTTATTATCAAGAAGAAGGAATGGGTTTCTGTGGAAAGAACATTTGGATTAATGGCGAATGTGTAGAATCATATCAAGCTGACCTAATCGAAAACGAATTTGATACAGAGTATCTTTTCGATTCAAACAAAAAATAACAACAAAAAAAGGAAAACAAAATGAAAGACAAAAACGAAACACTATTGGATGAGATTTTTGATATCTCTGCTATTCACCCTGAGATTACAGATGCCAAAGCATATGGAATTTCTACTAATGAAAAAGGAGAACTTAAGTCCGTACTTATTGATTTCAATCCAGATGTATATGATCTTATTGAAGAGATTAGAAATCAAAACAAGCATTTGCTATTCGAATATGTAAGCCTTGTAACAACAGGTTGGGCTGCACCTTTGAATGATGATGGAGAAGTAGATGGAGCTCCAAGTAAGCATCCAGATAGGCGTAGAGTTGCTCTTGCTATTGCTGTTAACATTGCAAATAAAAATATCTTTGGTAGCGTTATTAAATTTGATGATGCTGATGAAAAGGTATACGATTTCAACAATGCTACAGGTTCACTTGCCGAAGCAATTAACGAATTGTTCTGAGTAGAAAGTTTTAAATGTTTAAGAAAGAAGACTTTGATCATATTGAAAAAATGAGAACTGAAATGGCAGACGGTATGACTGACGGTTCAGATTCACATTTTATTCTTGAAAAAATTGTAAATATTATGTCTACAACAGATTTTACATCTGATGAAGATAGAATGACATTTATGATGCAGTGTATTAATCTATGCTATGAAGATGGAGAAAATAGTGAAGATATTTTAGTTGAAGACAATGTATTTGGAGTAATCCTGGCCTTGTGTTTTAACTATTCTAATATCATTAGCAATCTAATCGCTGATGGTTTTAATATTGAAGACTATTACTCTTTTCTTATGTCTGAGGTTTTGCCTGTTATGAGAGAAGAATCAAAATCATTACCATATTGGGAGATAAATGAATAATGAAACTTGGCGTAATAACGCTGCATGTTTTGGTCAAGATACAGAGTTATTTTACCCTGAACCTGGGGTAAAAGGTTCAGCAAAGCAATCTGCTGAAATTAAAGCTTTTTGCAAGATTTGCTCTGTAAGAGCGGAATGTCTGGAATATGCTTTAAAAAATGAAGAAGCTTTTGGCATTTGGGGAGGCACAACTCCAAAAGAAAGAAGTAAAATTCTTGCACAACGTAGCGTTATTGCCAAAGATGTTTCTATTAAGGTAGTAAAAACTAATGATAACAACAAAATTTAAAATTAAAGTTATTAATGAAACTATTCTCGAACTTGAATCATTAAGTGAAGCAAGGCAAATTGCTGACTTGCTAGAAGAAAGAAACAGTATTTCTAATTTTATTGGAAATATCTCTTACACTTATAGTGAAATTGAAAAGTTTGAAAATGGATGAAAATCTTAACTTTGATGTAAGAGTCAAAGTTTCAGAAATTAAAAAACATTTGGCTGTGCCTTTTCTTTCTAAAAAGAAAAAGCAGCTGAAGAGAAAGAAGAAAAAAGATGGCTGATACCTATTTAGCAGTAATAGGCTATAGAAATCAATATAGTGTTCAAAGTCATAGTGGACATTATGCTTTAAATATTAAATATTATTCTAGGTACTACGATATGAGCAATGAAGATTTTGAAATTGCTTTCGAGAAAGCCGAAGAATTATTTTTTATACAAGCTGAACATATAATTTTAAGTTATGGTTTCGCAGGTTATTCTCTTGACGGAAGAAGTTCCGGATGGTTAAAACCAATTGATATACAATACAATAAAATTAAATATCCAGATGATGAATACATTACATTTGAGGAATATGTTTCTCAAATAAAAATTAACTCTATGTTTGAGTTAGTAAAAGAACAATTTAACAACATTAAACAGATTTTGGAAAAATCCAAAAACATTGAGCAATTCAATGAACTAATAGAAGGGTATGAAAACCTATGAGTACAGTAGATAAAAAGACTTGCGCTGAGTTAGTCTATGAGAAAATGTTAGACCGTAGTGTTCAGATTGAAGAAATCAATGACATTATTTCTGACGTTGAATCTTATGGTGAAAAGGTTGAAGAAGCAGTAGAAGAACTTAATAATCTCGCATTGGAGATTAGTTCTTTTAAGGTTATTAAAATTCTTTTCTCAACAGGTGGTCCTGCCGATTGGCTTGAAGCAAAACTTGATGATGATGGTGATCTTTTGCAATTGACTTATCATTATTCTGATTGGTTTGACCACGCAGAAGTAAATGTTCCAAGTAATTCATATCTTTGGGACTACGCAACAAATATCATTGACAGTTACTAACAAGAAAGAGTAAATAAAATGGAATTAGAAAATGTAAGCATTAAGCTTTCACAAACTTCAGTATCAGAAATTATTGATACGGTTGCTGATGCAATCAAAGATAATATCAAAGATTCAATCACTGATGAGTTCAAAGATGATCTTAAAAATGACATTGTGCAAGAACTCGACATTACAGATGATATTAGATCCTATATGTCAGATTGGTTTGACATTGATGATTATCTACAGCATGTAGATTTGAGTTCATATGTTGAAATGCCAAATGTTGAAGATGAAATTCAAACATTGCTTCACAATTACAGTCCACTTTCAACTTGCACAACTGCTGAAGCTGCAACTGAAGTTATGCGTGATGCATTGAGATATTTCTTGCTTAAAGATACTGAAATTGTAGATGACATTGCCAAAGCTTTAGAACGCCGTGAAAAGCGAAAGATGGAAGCAGAAATTCATGATGCAATTGTTGAACAAACAAAAGATATTATGCGCGAAAGTCTACGTCAAGAGTTTATTAATGAACTTAATGAATACAATAATGCTGTCAAAAAAGCAGAAGAAATCATTAATCTAAACAATCAAACAAGTTCTTGGACTGTTTAATTATTCAATAGAAAAAATGACGTGTGGGGATAGAGTAATTCTATCCCCATATGTTGCCCATAAAGAGAGAAAAATATTATGAAATACATTAAAGTAACAAATTATGTAAGCAATGTAAACAGACTATCACTTGAGAAATTAGGTATGTCAACAAAACGGGATAATGATCAGACAATTGGTCAGTTTGGTTCTGGAATTAAGTTTGCTCCAATTGCTGCAATTCGCAAAGGAATGAGGTGGGCATTTACAGGAGAGGATAGTAAGGGCAATTATGTCTTAGAATACATCATTAAAGATGATGAAGGAATTCCTTCCGTATTTTATAAGTATCAAGATTATGAAAAGCCTTCATCTTTTTCTGCAGATGCAGGTGTGCTTTCTTGGAAAGATGAGTTTCAAATTTATCGTGAAGTAGTATCTAATGCCATTGATGAAGATACTCTTAATGGCAATGGTTGGGATATTGAAATAGTAGATGTTGATGAATTTGTTCCAGTTCCCGGTGAGTTTTCTGTTTATATTACTGCTACTGATGAGCTGCTAGAAATTCATAAAAACTTTAATAAGTATTTTTGTGTAAACAGGGAGCCAATCTATTCAGATAGTTGGTTTAAACTTTACGAACCTATTGATGATTCGTTTAGAGTTTATTGCAAGGGTATTCTTGTCTTTACTTCAGAAAAATCAGTTAATAATTATGGTGGAGAAAATCTTCCAGGTATGTTTGATTATGATATTAGCAATCTTGATTTGAATGAAGATAGAACTGTCGATGGGAATTTCTCTATGAATTATAAAATTCTTACATCATTATCAAGTGTTAAAGATAGAGAAGTGATCAGTACAATTCTTCAATATTTCTTTGAAAATGAAGGCGATAGACTTTACGAAAAAGAATCTATTACTGATTATACTTATCAAAATATAAACACAAAAAATAGCCTTTGGGGAGAAGTGTTTAATAGTGAATATTCAAATAGTGTAATGATTATGGAACATTTTGCTACCATTAATGCTCTAACAACAATTGAAGCAAAAGGTTTCCTATCTCTAAAAGTAGACCACGAAGGTGTTTATTCTTTTATGAGAAGATTAGGTATTTCTTGTGTTGATGATATTTTTGGGGAATCTCTAAAATATAATTACCATTTTAATATTGAAAATTATCCTATGGTAGCTCAAGCTTTAGATATGGTAATATCTGTATTTCCAGAAGTAGTTGAAATCAAGGATAAGGTTGGATTTTATACGCCATTTGATGAAGAAGATATGGTCTTAGCAATGACTGTAGATATTAATGAGGATGGAGATAAGAAGAAAATCATTCTTATTAACGAAGAGACAGTATTCAAAACAAGTATTGAAAAAATGATTGGTACTATTGTTCACGAATGGGATCACTATTCTACTGGAATTAGTGATGGAGATATGGTCGGTAGAATGTTTAGGGACGTAGCAGATGACAAAATCGCTAAACTAATCTGCAAAATTTATAAACTAACGAATAAGTAACAAGACATTTTGGTTGAGTTCGGTATAGACTTTCTTCTAGCCTAGAAGAAAGTTGCTTTATGCATTTTTTGTACTGTTCAGCTTTAGCAATGATATGTATCTTTTTATTTATCATTGCATTACCCATTTTGTTTTTTATGCTTATTGCATACGCAATAATAATGATAGGAGTATTAATTGCCTAAGCATAATGAATATTTCATTGTTGAATATAGGTTCCCAATTAAAATTGATTCTGTAGGTTCTGTTCAAGAAGCGGTTTCAATGGCGGGACAAGTATTTCAAAATCAGTTTGGTTTTAAACCTGACAATTGGAATGCGCGAATATTCTTATATTCAACTGATTCAAATTCATCGGGGTATGTAAAAGAATTCTTTTACAATCCAAATTCAGCAACATCTAGAGAGATAACAAAGAATATTGCTTATCATACAGATTTGGTTGCAAAAGGGCTAACGCCAGAAGATATAGAGAAAGGAAAGGACATTGAATAAGAGTGGTGTTGTAAACATCATTTGGTCAGATATTGATTCATCTATGATTAAGTATATGCATTATCACAATGATGGTGATAAGAGTTTACTTGGAGTCATTTTTGATAATGATCAATCGTGTATTTATAACGATGTGTCAATGTTTGATATTTTAAGTGTTTTAAAAGCTGATTCTGTTGGATCAGCTTTTTCAAAAGAAATTAAATTAAGGTATCCATACAAAAATATTGGAGAAATTAAGAGTGGTTCTCCACTTGAGAAAATTGGAATAGAATTGTGAGTAACAATAGAAAGGTTATTTGCGCTGGCTGTCTGAATTCATTTTATATTCCACAAACAACTTTTCATAGAAGAAAAAGATGGTGTGGAGATAACTTGTGTAAAGAAGTTATTGATGAAAAAGTAAAGCATCATAATTATAAAAAAACACAAAAGAAGATTGAAAAAGGAACTTTTAGACACGGAGTAAATGAAGAATTAAGAAATTATATTAGAAATAGGGATGACTTAGTATGTCGTCTATGCAACAAAGAAGTAGAAACAATTCGTGCTCAAGTTCATCATATTGTTCCAGTATCAAATGGTGGTGAAGATGATTATACGAATCTTATTTTGCTATGTCATAACTGTCATGTTTCTGTTCATCAAAATGGATGGGACAAATATGTGGACAAATTTAATAAATACACAACTGAAATAGTAAGTCAAAAAATTTAAAAACTAAGCAATGGTTGTTCTAGCACATACTCAATTTTCATTTGCATTTAGCAAAAAAAATGGTGGTGTAGCATTAGGTGACTAAATTGCTAGCCCATAAAGGGTTATCAAAATAAAAAAAAAGGAAAAGAAATAAAAATGGGATACTATGTAAACACAGAAGAAGTTGACATTTTTGTAGATAAAAAGCATTTTGATGCTATTTATAAAAAAATGTGTGAACTAAATGATTTTCACGAATTGAAGCGTGGTGGTTCATTTGGCGGAAATAATGATAATGTTGAAGGTGAAAGATATCCAAGAGATAAGTGGTTCTCTTGGATGGAACATAACTATCCAGAAACTTGTAAGAATATGTTTGATATTTTGCAACAGTTGGGTTTTGAATGGGAACTAGATGAAGATGGTAATTTGATCAATCTTTCTTATTGCAGTAAGGTCGGCAATGAAGAATACTTCTTGCAATGTTTTGCTGGGTATACAAGAGATGGAGATTATATTTCCTTCAAAGGTGAAGAGAGTGATGACTATTTCCGATTTGTATTTTTTGAAGATAAAATGTCAAGATGGCATGGAGATTTAAAAATTACTTGGGAGCCAGCAGAAGTGTATGATTTTGGTAAACCAACAGAATCAGACATTGCATCAAAGATAGCTATGGAAGAATTTAGAAAGCACTTAGCTGCCAAAAAGGAACAAATATAAAATGTTTCGTATTTTTAGTATCGCTATTGTTATAACTTTTATGATAATTATTTTATTAGGGGTTAGAGATGGCTGATAAAAATGATCTATATACTGATTACGCATTGCAGATATTTTCTTCTTACATATCGGAAGATATGAATTCAATGGAAAAAATATTGGAGTCATTCAAAGATGATGAAAAGAATATTGATGATATGTTTATGCCGGGTTTGATCTATGGATTAATGTATCATATGGCAACTATTATGAGATTAGTTTCACACGCAACTGATACTCCTGTTGACAAATTGTTTTCAGACTATGCTATGGATTATGCTATTGCTAGAGAAGATCTTCTCGATAATCCATTGCTAAATGTTCATAAAGCAAGAGAAGTGTTAAATCAAATGTTAGAAGCAATGAAAGAGATTGACGAAATGTTTGAAAATTATGAAGATGATTAATATGTAGATTAATTAGCCGAATGGTCCGAACGGTTTGACGGAGAAAACCTTATAAGTTTTTTGAATAGGTTCAATTCCTATATTCGGCACTATATTGCATTAAGTGATATAATTGTATTTATCTGTTTTTTTAAGGAAAGGTGATGCCTATGAATAAATGCAAGTGAAGCGAGTGAGCATTGAATTGTAGATAAATATGCTATGACCTCGTTTCGCAACCTTAGCTTATGCTAATGCGTTATCTGTGTATAACAGAATCGTAAACCCAACAACTAAAGGAGCGAAATATGTCTAGGTTTATAAAACGATTATTATCAATTACTTTGATAATCAGCTTAGGTAGCAGTATTGCTGCCCATTCTGTTCAGGCTGAACAAATAAGTGAACAGGAATTAAAACAACAAATATCTTTGGTAAAAAGACAAATACCAAAAGATCAAAAATATAGGTGTCCTAAATATCATCAAATGATTAAAGATGAAGGATTGCCTGTACAAATCTTTTCATATATTATGTGGAGAGAATCTAGGTGTCAACCTAAGGCAATTGGTTGGAATTATAAGAAAGGTAAGTCACATAAGAATTGTATATTAGCCCCAGCTAATACCTACAAGAAGTGTAATGCAATTAGTTCTTATGACTCTGGTTTATTGCAAATCAATTCATCTTGGACAACGGTAACACAAATAGTTTGTGGAAAGCGTTGGGGGGATATGACAGTTCTCCTAAAATCAAGATGTAATATTAAAGTTGCTAAATATCTTCTGTATTATGGTGGTGGATTTGGTAACTGGGGTTTCAAAGTGTGAATATAGTGGTTAGGTTATTACCACAGAAAAGCGTGTCTAATATAAATGCGCCGAAAAATAATCATTATATTAAAATAGGTTAAGTTATTACCTAATAACCCCGTATCTGGTATATATGCGGGTAAAAATAACTTATATACCTTTATGCTTTCATAGCTCAATGGATAGAGCAACTGACTTCTAATCAGTAGGTTGTAAGTTCGAATCTTACTGAAAGCGCTAAGAGACTGGTTATCGTTAGGCATTGGATACTACTAACGGTAGCCAGTCTCTTTTTATATCCCCAAAACAAATAAAGGAAACAAATGACAGACAGATATAATTCAAGAAAAGAATTTATAAAAGCTGCTGGTTCTCTTTGGGAACCAATTATGAATTTGACTCATGCTTGGGAAAAATTAGAACACAAAGATAATGAAGAGACAGCAGATAATTATCCTTTTAATGGTTCATTTGATGAATGGATTTATGAATACGCTGAATGGTTTAATAAACTAGAAGAAAAGTTTCTAACTAAAACAGAGGATTTTAAACCAACAATTACAGTAAAAGAATTAAAAGAAATCTTGTCATTAGTTAATGATGATATTCAAATTGTTGTAAGTGATAAAGCTAATGATTGGTGGTTGAATATTATTGAAGTTCAACTACCAGATGAAGACAATGGAAGTTTTACTTTAGCATTCCATACAAAAGATGACTTTGATACCCGTCAATTTTAATAGAAAGAAATAAAAATGAGAACATTAATGAGTTGGTCAGAAGAAGATATTGAAGTTCATGATCACTATTTAGAAACAGGAAATTATGAGGCATTGGCTAACTTTCACGCTGATTGTGCAAGTCAGTTAATGCTTTCAATGAAACCACAGAAAGGTGTATTTTATAACACAACGCCTTTCACATTGGTTGAAGCACAAATTCACGCACAGTTATCTACAACATTTGCAATTCTACATAAGGAGAATAAATAAAATGGAAGATAGAGTTATTATTGAAAGAATTATTGAGATTCTACAAACGCCGGGTGAAGACCTTAGTGATGGTGAATGTATTGATCAAATTGTACAAGTAATAGAAACAGGATATAAAATAGATTGGGGATATCGATGAGCGAATATGCTGTATTTAAACATTATCATTACTCTGAAATTTACTACGTGAATGCAGTAAGTGAAAGAGCCGCAATTGAGATGGTAGATGATATTGAATTTGGTCAAGAACCAGATAACATTATTAAAGAATTTGATCATTATGATGCATCCAAAGTAAGGATGTTGAATAATATGGATACTGACAGAAAAGATTAGAGAAAGCAATGAAAAAGTACAGAGTAGAAAAACACTATAACAAAGTAGAAATTTATATTGTCGAGTGTGAAGAAGGTGAAGATCCAAAAGACTTTGTTGAAAGAAATTGGGATTTAGAACCTGATGACATTGTTGAAGACTTTGACTATTATAATGTCATCGATAAAGAAATGGATGATGCAATGGAATTAATTGGAAGAATGAGAAGAATTGATTGGTATTATCATTACAGTGATGACCATTCAGTTTGGTCTAGAGGTCAAAATCAAGTTGACAAATTGATTTCTGATTTGTCAAAGTTGAATCTAACAGAGAAAGACTTGGCTAATCTTAAGGAAGCTTCTCATATTTACAATCAGGTAAGTCACAAAGAGCAAGAAAAACTTGATTTAGCTAATTCAGATTGGGATAGCAGATTAGATTGGCTTTATAAGAGTGCACAAAATGGCAAATGAATTTAATGAAGAATGGCCTAAGCGTATCAATGTGATTAAAGTTATTACATATGATACTGAAATTGCCTATGAGCAGCTTTTAGAAGATAATCGCGCTAACGATGGCGAATTAAACATTGAATTTGATGACATTCTTGAAAAGATTACTAATCAGGCAAAAGAAGATTTTGGTTGTGGTTGGGGTCATCAAGTAGATATTCACGATTTAATTATAGAAGATGAAAATGGAGAGAACTACTAATGCAAAAAGTATTTAGTGTTTATCTTACTGCTGAACAAATAAAATTGATAATGAGATCAATTGAAAATGATGATCATGATAATGACTCATGGTTAGTTATTTATAAAAAGTTAAGCGAAATGTTGAAAGCAAGTAAGTAATATGTTAGTCAAATATACAATTCATAGAATTGGAACTCCAAAATTAGCTTTTCCAAATCATCCAAGTTATTGGGAATCTGAATATTGGAATAATGATAATGGTTGGGGTCATAAATCAACTGCAACTGTTTTTGAAAACAAAGAATCAAATTTGCCATTAGATGGTGAATGGGTAGAAATATATATTAATGAACCAGTAGGGGAAATGAAATGAAAACAGACGAACTTATTTACGAAGAAATGCAACCTGATTTTTTTATATGCTATTTTTGCGAATTGCCTATGTATCAAGATCTTGGTTATATTGGATATCAGAATGGACATATTGTTCATCCAATGACTTGTCAGCCTTGTAAAATTAAAATGGAGAAGTATGAAAACAGGAATTAAGTTTGAGTACACAAATAATTGTACTTGTGAATATTATGATGAAGAAACAGAAGAATCAATTCCATCACCTGATTGCTGGGGTGATTGTTGGGAATATGTTCTTGATGACTTTAAAGAAATAACTAAAGATTTGTTTTATGAAAATGAAACAAATTGGTGGAAAGTTTCTAACATTCGTTTATGGGATGGAGAAAGCAGTGGTTATTTCTTTGCAGATAATGTAAAAGAATTAATTAAAGGTATGACAGTGAATAGTGAATGGATGATGTCTGGAGAAGTATTTAATGATTACATTAATTATTCACTTTCACATCACGATGCCCCAATGGGCAGCAATACAACATTAACAATTGTTACAGAAGAACAACGAGAAGAGTTAGGATTATACTAACATGAAGATTCCAAATTTTAAATATGATGTTGAATGGCTACAAGATGTGTTGCCAAATCAAATGTCAGATTTTTTCTATTGTGAAGGCTATGGACATAGCCCAGTTTGTCATATAACTGGTAATGGAAAGAAAGTTTTAATTTCTTGTGATGGAGAAATGAAACTTAGATATAACGACAGAACTGGTAAAGAACATATCATTACTGAATTATGGGATTTTATGGACCTTGGAATTGAAACGGATAAGGATTACAATAATAATTTAGCTCGTTTTGAATGGGATTATAATCCTTGGTTTACTGCTTATGATGTAACTCATAATTATGATCCAACATTAGGTGAAGATACATATGACCATCTCGATTTTGTTGAAGGAAACTTATTAGATATCATTGATCAAGTTGTTAAATACATAGAGACAAGAGAAGTAAATGACTAAGGGATTAGTGCTACATACAGATGGTGAAATTGAAGAATTCAATTATGAAGGCAATTATCAAAAATTGTGTGCAATTGTAGATGGATATATTGAAGCAGTTAGCTTTGGTGATAAGCCATACTTTTGTTATTGCAATGAAGAGAGTAAACTTGTTGGGTTAGATGAAAATAAGTTTGCTACTGAATTGTGGTATAACTCAGGGCAAGTAATTTTGCTTGGAGATTATATTGCTGGAAGTGTTGTATTTTTTGGTGGTGTTGATGATGAAGGAAATGATACAGATGTTCCTGATTCATTAATGGAAGAAATAAACAAGATTAAAAGAATGGCTTTATAATTATGAACACTTACAGGGTAACGATTTGGACAACAGTAGATGTTGAAGCAGAAGAAGAACTTGTAGCACAAGAAATTGCTAGAGATATGTTAATACACGGAGAAATCAAAAACAGAGATTTCTTCACACAAGCAGAAAAACAATAGAAAAGGAATAACAATGTCACTTAATTGGTCAACAGAAAATGTAAAGTATTTTATTAATAATCCAGATGCACTTTGGATTAAGTATAGAGAAGGTACAGTAGAAGAATATGAAGATGTAAATGCTGAAACAAAAGCATTGATCTTTGGTACTATGGCTTTAGGTATTGGATGCATTAATTATAAGAATGCACCTGACTTTTATGCTCGCTGGAAGTTTTTTGAAAAGTATGACAATTTCTATCTGTACAGCATTTGGGATGGTGAGAAATCAACTAAAGAATATCTCACTCCTAAGATTGTTCTAAAGCATTTTGGATTGACTACAAATGTCTCTACTGAATCAGAGAGCGTTTGGGCTAAAAGAATTGCTAAGAATTATTCTCAAGAACATACTAAGGGCTATAGAGACAATTTAGTTACTGAAAAAGAAATCAGAGCGTTTCTCAGAGAATCAAAAATTGAGTTCGAGACTTCATTCACATTAACAGAAAAAATAGGAGAATAATATGGCAGGTAAAAAGCCAGCAAAACCAATTGCTGGACAAAGTAAAGATATGAGCAAGGCATTGCCAGGAAAAACTGTTAAGTTTTTTGGCTTAAAAAATGCTGCTCCTTTTGTTTGCCCAACTTGTAAAAGAGAACTAATTAAAGGAATTATTTATGAAGAAAATAGTTCCGCATATTGTTCGCGTGTCTGTATCCCTAAACCACAATAAAAAGAAAGATAAAAATGATCAAGCAATACTTCGTAGTAGGTAATTATATTGCCCAAATTCCTAAGGACAAGAATATTAGTGAATTTATTCTTGCCCAATTGGAGGCTGATTTGAAAGGAACAAGTGCTAATTCATTAAAAACATTTTTGGATAGCTTCTTTTCTGTCATAGAGGGTGAAGAAGTTGAAGTAGATATGGATGATGAGGATTAAAATGTCAGTTATAACAAATGATTATGAGGCATATCTCTTTATTAAAAACCATCTTCTAAATCAAGGGGAAAAGGCTATGAATCCAGGAGAAGATTGTCAATACCGAGGTTATAAAGAAGAGACTATGGAGATGCTCAGAGAAAACTCTGGTTTTTATGATTACGATTCTGATTATAATGATAAAGCATATGACCTTTTTTATGACCTTTTGGCTGAAATTAAGCCTGATGCATCTTGTGCGGTTGGTTGTCTGATTTTAGATCAATTTTATGATCAGAATTTGGAGGGGACAGTTATTGAACTTGAAAATGGCATTATGGATGCTGTCCGGAAATCAAATCCAGTTTGGAAAATAACAGAAAAATCATATAGAATGTTGAAAGTTTTACAAAGTATTCATGACGCTAAAGAAGTAAAAAACTGGGAAACTCATTTAAATAATTTAGATGGTTATTTTGATGCGTACAACGATTTTCTTTCAGAAATAGAAGAGGAGAGACAAAATGGCTATTGAACAAAAAGTAGCATACCCAATAGGGTTGAAAATAGTAAACATAAGAATGATGACAAAACTTGAACTTGAAGCTGAAGGCTGGGATATGAGTTTTGGTGGATTTCCTGTTGTACTAGAACTTGAAGATGGAGGTAAAATTTATGCTTCATCTGATCCTGAAGGAAATGATGCTGGATGTCTTTTCGGTATGACTAAGGATAATGAGGCAATTATTATTTCCCCATTAACTGATGAAATGATTGAAGAAGGTAGAACAGCATGAGTGAGGAATTGAAGAAGTGTCCACGTTGCAAAGTAAGTTATATTCCAAATAATGAATTTGCTGGGCAATATCCTGGGGCTTTGTCTAGGGTTGATAATAAGACAGAAATTTGTTCAGATTGTGGACTAATGGAAGCGCTTGAAGATTATAATCAGGCAAAAAATAACCCTAACACTTAAATGTAAATATCCTTAGGTATATAATACACAGGGATATAATTGTAAAGAAATTAAAAAGGTCGGTCATTGCCCCTTTCTAATCTTTAAAAAGCAGACACGGCAAATGGCTTGCGAATGAGAAGAGATTAGGAGGGGGTTTTGGCTTCCTATTTACAAGGGGAAAATGATGGCAATGGGAATGACTAAATGTAAAGAATGTGGATCTTGGATTTCATTAGAAGAGATATCCACACATAGTTGTGGAAAGACTGTGGATTCATATGTGGAAAAGCTCAACTATATTCATTGCGTTTTTCAGGAGCTTGAAGGTCAGGGAATCGCTTTACCAATGGGGGACTATAACCTTATGTATGACATTCTTGAAGACATTCGGGATGACTTTGAATTTGAGCGGATTATTAACTTAGGTTAAGGGCAGCAAAAGTGGCCAAAAGATACTATACAAAATATCGAGAAAGGATAGACAAATGATTTTTCTTAATATTATGGGGGTGCTAATCCTTTATATTATTTGGAAGATAGAGAAAGAGCTGGTAAGAGATGGTAGGGATAGGGATAATGTAACAGCCTTTCTTATTCCTTGCCTTATGGCAGCTTCTATATGTTGGATAATATTCGACCTTATTTTTATGATTTTGGGGTAGTTCTAGTTATTAGGTATTTCTCCTAGATAGAGATAGATAGGGAATAGAGTAGAGAATGGATTCTGAAGAATCCGGAGTAAAGGATAGGATATAAATGAGTGCTGTAGATTTGAATGATATAGAGAAAGACATTATCTATGAAGCTTTAGAGGTTTATCTGGAATTCATAGAAAATTCGGTTTTGACTGATACTTCTCTAGAGGATAAGGATAGGGAACAGTTCCAAAGAACAGTAAGGATAATAGGATACCTTTTTACTGAATTGAGCTATGAAGAAGAATAGATAGATAAGGGTATTCTGAAGAATAGATTCCTTTAAGGCATACTGAGATCTGCTAAGGAATTACTTCCAATTTACCCCCAAATACCTATATAAGAAATACTAGGGGAATATTTCTAAATACCTATGAAATATTTCTAAATAGTGATGGAATATTTCTAAATACCTATAATGGTCTTGTTTAGCGTGCTACATAAAGGTAGAAATATATTAGATAAACTGGTGTGTGATCAGACATTGAATACTCTATCTATCTCTATCTATATACAGAATAAGACTTATCCCCCGAATTGTGGATAATATTGTGGATAAGTACCCCCCATAAAGGTGAAAAAATGTTACTAATTATATAAAAAAACAAACTAATTGTTTATAAAATCAATCAAAAAGACAGTAAAATGCTCATAAATTAGGCGGTTTTTATTTGTGAGAATTTTAGTGTGCGTTTTGAGGCTATAAATGTGCAAATTACAATGCTGTAATACCTATCTATAGGTAGTTAATACCTTCTAAGAATAGATCAGGTATCAGACGTAGTATTAGTAACCCTATTGCCCCGCCATAAAGGTGCCGGGATGTTAGGATTTGGATTTGGATTAGAATTTAGGATTAGATTTAGAAAAGGATAGCCCCTGTAATATTACACACTACAATTTCTTTAGCACTATGTAATATTACAAATGGGTGTAAGTTCGGCAATAGACGCTCTTACACCCATCTGTGTAATATTACAACCCCTGTAATATTACATCTTGGATTAGATCGCGTATTGAGCTGATCTTTAGATCGCGTATTCTATTCAGAAATGGATCTTTTTTATATTTTTTTATTTATCGGTAGTTGTTTGCCATTCCACCCGCTATCGTGATAATTGACTCGGTGAACGTGTCAAATAAATAGCCAAATAACTAAAAGAAAAGAGATAAAAATGGCTCCAAAAGACGAAAATAATGGATTCTCATTTGAGTTCATTGACGAATCAGAAATTGACTCAGTAAAACGTGGGCGTAAGGCTGTCGTTATTCCTGAGATGGTTGAGTTTTTTGCTAAGGCAAAAGTTGGTCAAATTGTCAAGGTAGGAAACTTGGCATTGGGTAACGATTTTGTTACGGCAGAAGATAAGAAAACTGCTAAGGCTGCAAACTCAGCAATTATCCGCAATCAGGCAAAAATTGCGGGTTGGAAAAAGGTTCGCATTACTTGGGACATAAAGAATGTTCCATACGCGAAAAAAGTTTCCTAAATAAAGAAACCAAATAGTTCACTAAGAGTCCGGGAAAGGGTAGCAGAAATGCTACCCTTTCTCTTTTTTTTATTTGCGCGATCTAATGTAATATTACATACCCCCATAAAGATTACATAAAGGTAATAAAATATATTATCTATAATGTGATTACAAATATGTATTATAATTTATGATAAAGATGTGTAACATTACACGGGTGTGGTGCGTAGCAAACGCAGTGATCCACACCCGCCCGTAAGCAGAAAAAAAAGAACCCCGACACACTTGGCGAGTGTGTCGGGGTTACATTTCCCATACCGTTGCAGTGCTTCGGCACTCTTGGCGGTATGTGCGCTACGCCTGCCTAATTACTTGGCAGACTTGGCAGACTTCTTAGGCGCTTTACGAGACACCTGCGGAACGCCTGCAGGAGACCATGAAATGCGAATTTCAATGCCTGCCTGCTTACTAGCCTGACGGATAGTAGAACCTGCGTTCTGCTTGTGTGTCTTGTAATCGGGGTCTGTTGGGTCTCCTGCAAACTCAGACAGTCGGACTGCCTTGCCTGCTGGGATAGCCTTGAACAAGTCAATGAGCTCTTGCGGAACTTGCGACTTGCGACCACGCTTGACGCCTTCAATGTCGCCTTCATCAATAAATTCAAAATCCATTATGAAAGCCTTTCTTGAAAGTTTTTTGTGAATAATCACCGTTGCCAATGGTGACTTGTAGGGAATTATGGTGCGCCTACTACGACCCTTCACTCTTGCTAGGTCAGAACCGAAACGGGCGGAAAATGCTAGGGAAAAATCCCTGCCTAACCGACCCCGTAACCGAGTGTCAATCTGACAAGTAGAACTCTAACCGAACTAATCGGCAAACACAACGTCAAACAGAAAAAATAATACTTGTAGTGTGCAAGTATCTCAGTTTCTTATGTTACACGAGATCTCTTATGTTACACAGCTTGACATAAAGTTACACGATTTATTATTACACGGTCTTATATTACACGATCGCTTATATTACACGATCGGATCTCCATTACCGTGTAATATTGCAATTTCATACTAAAATCTACTCGCATGGTGTAATCTTACATGCGGGCGTAAGGTTACAAGAGTGTGAACCTTACGCCCGCCCTCTGTAATGTTACACAGTGCTCTGTAAGAATAGGGGAGGGTCATTAGACCCTCCCCCGTTCTCACCGTGTAACTCTAGAGTTCCACGATTGGCAAGCGCGTGAACGGTGTGAGCATTCCTACTCGCAGCCCGTACTTTGCGACTTGCTCCTCCGAAATTGGAGACTTGTGCCCGTTCGGGTAAAGTACTGCAAGCTTCATATGGCTACCTCCTTTCATAAATGAAAGACTACCAGATAGCCAAGGCCAAAACAACCATTTCCTAATATTACAGCAAAAAATTATTTACTGCATTTTCCGGACATCTATGTAATATTACAAGGTGTGTAATATTACAATTTCATACTAAATTTGTGTGTAATGTTACGATTAGAAAAGCGGGCGTAATGAACAAAGGAACGACTTCATTACGCCCGCCCGCCTGATTAGGGCGGGCGGGGTAACGGGGGCTAGGTAGGACTGCGAAAGCAGTAGGGGGGTACTACTTTTTAGCCCTGACCACCTTGGTCTTTACCTGTGGAACACCATCAGGTGACCACGAGATAGCAACCTTCACCCCTGCCAACTTGCCAGCACTGCGAATGCTTGCCGATACGGAAGCCTTGTCATTCTTGTAGTCGGGGGAACTTGGGTCTAACTTCATTCCCTTGATACGGACTGCCTGACCCTTTGGCATTTTCGCAAGGGCTTCTACCAATTCAGGGGGGGCGGTGGACTTACGTCCACGGCGCACTGCCTGAATTTCATTTTCATCAATGAACTCAAACTCCATTGTTTTTCCTAACTGTGTGTAACGGATACTTTCCGCACCATCGGGGCGTTTCCCTTTGGTATTTATAAAGATACAGGAGATACCCAGAGAACACAAGCACTTTTCCACATTTTTTCAGATTTTTTCTAGTATTACACGGGTTTTTCTAAAATTACAGCTTATATTACACAGGATCTCTTATATTACACAGCTCCATAAAGTTCAAGATTGTAATATTACATCCATAAAGATAGTCTAAGTAATATTACATATACACACTCAATTTTTATTATCGTGTAACATTACAGACGCAGGTGTAAGACTCGCAAAGCAAGAGTCTTACACCTGCCCGCTTATGGGGGCAGTGTTACCTGCCCCCAACGGACTAACCCTCAAGCGCTTCTAAAACGATTCTTGCCTGCTCTGTCGCAGTCTGCGATAGTTTTACTAATTGGGTGTAGTAGCATTGCATAAACGGAAGATTTTCTGAAATGAAATGGTGAGGAGATTCTGCACCCAAAGATTCTGCAAACTCAAAAGCATTTTTATGCAACTCAACTGCGTCGTGGTCTCTGGGGTTGTCGTAGGTAGCCAAGCAATACAGAACCCAACGATACATTTCGTATGGCATTTCTAAACGGATAACTGAATGAGTTGCAAATTCTGGAACTTTCATTTTCTTTCTTTCGTTAGGGGCTTGCGCCTTGTATGTACATACTAACTAAACGAATACAGAAACACAACCCCAATTCCAAAAATGTTTCTATTTTTTCTAGGTAATCATAATTTGAAATTATGTACTAAACATAAAGGTCTCAATGTAATATTACACGCGGGCGTAAGATCAAGCTTGCGCAGATCTTACGCCCGCCCGTACAAGGTGAAGCCCGCCCCTTAGGGCGGGCTTCATTGGGGGGCGGTTAGGCGTTCGCTATTTGCGAACGATGAACACTTGCGGAATGTCGCCTACGGCGTATTCATTCGCTCTCACGGCGTAGTAGGTGTCTGCTGGAAGTCCCATAGCCTTAGCGATAGACGCAAGGCGAATGCGAATGGTGTTTTCGGGGCGGTCGTGGATAATCTCGCCATTCTTACCTTCACCGAGAATGTCGGAAACATTGAGCAGATGAGCCTTACGAGTGCGAGCAAACTCACGGCGAGCTTGAGCCATTGGGCGAGCCTTGTCGGTAGTGATACCTTCGCTCGCCATTGTTGGCATAGCAGACGCTCTCACGACAGCCTTTGCAAGTAGTTGTGCGCCTTCATTGTCGTAGTTAGCCTTTGCGCCTTGTGCTAGACGGAAACTACGAGCACTAGAGATGTGCGCCATTACTGCCGTGTAGGTGACCTTTGCGGTCGGGGTGGACTTGGTATTGCGACCCTGCTTAGCAGTAGTCTTAGGTGTTGATGCCATAAGGACATACTAAGGCACTCCATTGGTAAATACAACCACTAACACAATTTTTTTTTTGATTACATTTTTCTACTAAAAACGCTCGGAACGATCGTATCAAGCTTGCGGGTGTGGATCACTGCGTTTGCTTTGCACCACACCCGCCTGCAGGAAAGTCAATATCAATTGGAATTTGTATACTCTACATAAAGGTATATTTACTTTTATTACACGGGTGTGGGAGCGAGCGGAGCCGAGCGTCTACACCCGCACATAGCAAGACCCCCTCTCGCTCCGAGAGGGGGTCCGCTGGGGGGGCTGGGGGGTCTTAGCCGTAGATTTCGGTTATGAGGTCTGCGTAGCACAGACGAGCCATCTTGAGAACCTCAAGGTTGTCCTCGTAGTAAGCCAAGAAGTCCAGGAACAGTTCCTGAAAGTCTCCGAGGGCAAGGGTCTCAGTCAAGTCCTTGACTAACTCTTGGTAGAAACGGGGTGCTGATTGTGCCTCTGTAATTTCAGTCGGCTTGTTTGTGTTTGTCACGGCTTCACCTTATCAGTTACCAAACACAATTACAAGCACATACTCAAATCTTTATGTGTTGTTATTTCGTACCTGCGGGTGTAAATCGGCGGAGCCAATAAGATTTACACCCGCCAGAAAAGCAAAAGAGCGGGTCTTGCGACCCGCTCTTCCCGCAGAAGAAAAACTCTCCTTTCTATTTTTTTGGGGGAACTAGGATTGCTTCGCTCAAGAGAACGCCGTTGTCGCTCAGGTTGCTTGCGCTGTTACGCAACCACTCGCAGGCGTAAATCACTCCTGCAATGTACTGTGCTGAGAATACGCCATCCCAAGAACAGGCTTCTGCCTGCATTTGGTCAAGAATGTCGGACAGTTTGTTGTCGGGGCTATCAAAGACTCGCATTGGAGTTCCTTTCACTCTGGCGCTATTGCCATACACACAGTATAACAAATGCAAAGGCAAACACAACCCCAATTCCAAAAAAACTTGAAAAAAGTATTTGTACACTACAACTAATTTTTTGCACTAAAAGCTCAATCTATGTTGTGTTTAGACAAGCAGGTGTAAGAACGGCTATGCCGAACTCTTACACCTGCCAGGAAAAGGAAAAGAGCGGGTCTTGCGACCCGCTCCCCTGTGTGCTGTCCTTTTTCTTAGAGCGAGATTTTTTCGTAGCAAGAGTGGCAAATTCCAGCGTTGCGGTAGGTCTCATCACTTGCAGGAGTAACGTTGCTACAATGTGCGCACATACGCCCGACAATTTCGTTTATAAATTCCATTGCGCTAGAGAACGCCTGACGAGCGGTAAGTCCAAGAAAATGCACATCATCACCCAATTCATAGTTGGGAATGCTTACATAGACGGTGTAAATGTCACGACCTGCTTCGCTTTCACGAGTTGGTAGCAGTGTCATTTGGAATGAGTTGTATTTCTTCATAGGTAAGAGTATAACTGAAAAAATTGGGAAAGCAATCTTTCTAGAAACATTTCCAGAATTTGCACTAAATTTGCCTGAGTGAGTGACTACATAGACGCAGGTGTAACGCTGGCTATGCCAAGGCGTTACACCTGCCCAGCTCTCTATCTCGCTACGCTTTTGGCGTAACGAGACAGAGAACACGGAAATTGCGCTTGTCAATTTGAGACACATTGAAAATGATGACAGTACCTGAGTAGTGTCGCAACATTGTGTCATTGAAACGCTTACGCACAATGCATTCAACATACTTACGCTGAATGCGAAGCGGGCGGGCGAATGAAATTAGGAATAGGTTGTGATCAAGTGTTGGGGTGATGTATGAATGATTTCTCATACCCTGAATGTAACACGGAAAGGTAGCAAACACAACCATTCTCTAATCATTTTTGGAATTTGCACTAAATTTATTCATAGAGACACGCTCATACGAAGTGGTGTGACAATGATCTGGGGATCATTGTCACACCACCCAAGCCCATAACACATAGAGAGAGCCTACCCTTTCGGGTAGGCTCTCCAATGTCGGGGGTTGCGAACGCTCTATCGGCGTACTATGTACACCGTAGGTACTTCACCGTCACGAACGGCCTGAGAACGAACGGGGTAGAAAGTCTTAGCAGGTAGCCCCATTGCTACAGCAATACCTGCGAGTTTCAGGTGTAGGTTGTTCTCAGGGCGGTTGTGGATAATCTTTCCACCCTTTCTCTCTCCGAGAATAGTAGAGATGTCTATGGCGATAGCCTTGTGTGCTATTGCAAACTCTCTACGCATTGCGCCATCTTGTGCATTCTTGGGCATGTCCTTGCCTTTCTCGGTAAGTTTCGCTTCCGTGAGTGTTGGCATACGGAATGACTTAGCAATGGCTTCAGCCAGACGCTGTGTGCCTTCGTTGTCATAGTGTGCCTTTACTCCACGGCTAATGTTCACTGCTCGTGCTGTCGCAATGTGACGCAATACAGCGGACTTGGTAACTGTGCTTTGACCCTTCGCACTATTGGGGGTATTGGTCACCACGCGACCATTACCTGCTTTGGCTTGACGCTTTGTCATAAGGTTAGATTACAGGAAACTATCGGGAAATACAAGTATTGTTCAGAATTTGTGTTGAAATTTCTCGGACATACACCGTCAGACGAAAGGGTGTAAGAAAGTCGTACCTTTGTTCCCTACACCCTCGAAAAAATAGGCTACCATAATTTGAAAGGCCAGCGTTTCCCATAATTTGATGTATACTCAATTCCCATAAATGCATACAGTTAGATAGCAGGGCGTGAAGCTCCGCCCCGGCTCGATCGATGCAGCCGTTTGCGGGGGCAGGCGGGAATGGGGCGGGAATTGGAAGACCCCGCTCGCATTGCGAGCGGGGTCTCGTGAGATACCCCGCATTGCGAGCGGGGCAGGGGGCTACTCGTAGCGAATGAAACGCTCGGTGCGAGTTACCTTGAAACACTGACTCCACGCTTGACCGTCAATTTCCAGAGACACATCGCAGTCGCCATAGACTGTGGTAGTTGTGTAAATCTGCTGAATGTCATCGGGGCTGAAGCCGTCATCCTCTAGGTGCAATGGGACAAGTACGGTATGGATATAATTTTCCACATCTTTTCTGTTCATAAAGTGAACAACGTCACGGCCATTACCCGACTCGTGCCCGACAGTGAAGAGAATGTACTCTACTGCCGTTTTCTGGGTCATATCTACAACCTGCATATTTACCTTTCCATCGGGCGAGACCGCCCCGCCCGATAAGTAAATATTATCCCAATAGGCGACCCAACACAACTACCCCGCACACATTTTTTTTATGCACCCCGCCGTATATTTATGCACCCGACCCCTTTATTTACAGGGCGGGCAGGGCGCGAACTTTCATAATATGCAGGATCTCATTGGGCAGGGGTACCCCAAGGGGTATGCCAATGGCATTGACCCCGCAAACAGACAAAGACTATCCACGATCGTATGCATGCATAGCCTTCCACAACTGCATACTAAAATTTTAGAAAAAACGGGTTCGGTTGAGTTTCATCACAATTGAGATCGGGAGTTTACCGTCAAAAATTTGTATTAAATTTTTACGGAGTATCTGTCTCATTGTCTTTCGGGGTAGAAGGGTGACGAGGAATCGGGGAAATATCGGAGTACTGCTTCTTAATCTTGTTTTGCAGATCGGAGAGCTTGTTAAATTGGATCTCGGCAATCTTTTTGTCTCTCAGTTGCTTCTCTCGCAGCATGCGATCAATTTCACGGGATAACTCCATCTTATTATCTTTAATCTTCTTGATTGCTTCTTCAGAAAGCGGTTGGGGGAGATTCTTGATATAGGCGGTTCGAGCAGTTTTCTTCTTGATAAGATCAAGGTCTTTATAAACAAAGGCTTGAATCTCTTCAATCTTGTCTCTATCATAGAAGGCAGTCTCTGTTACGGTTGCCTGATTCCTTCGTGAGAGAATCTGATTTAGTTTTTTAATTAACTTGGTTAGCATTATATCTCTTTCTTTTTAATATAAAATCGGGTTTGGGTTCTTTCTGAGAATCCCTTAATCAAAGATCTATTATCTCTTACAATGGGGGAACGGGATTTCAATTCAATAGGCTTCAGCTTCTTAGAACTCCCCAATGATAGGGGTCTATATCTTCTTATTTCATTTTCCATATCTCTAATCCTTAAATGATTTAAATATTACGGTGGCAAAAACGCTCACTGTTACAAAGTATCCGATGATGTATAGCATATCGGAATATATCATATCACGGAATCCCCACAATCATGACGGATAAAGGGCAAGGGGGTCAATGGTGTCAATTAGTCTTTTTCGGGGGCCACCCGAATGAGATTTGCTCACCTTTTACCGCCCTCTTTTTCTTCTTTCACTAAGAATTCCACATAGAAACCCGACTGTCCACCAAACCGCAACAACTGCAATTAAATATATTGTATCCATTTATTTATCCTTGTAATTTATTATTGATTTCATAATAGTAATGGTCATCATCGGAAGTTCTCCACTTGGAAGCATCTTCCACATCCCATTTTCTTGTATTAATGAATCTATCAATAAGGTTACCATCTTTTGTCGTGTATGAAGGATCAAAAAGACGGACCCGATTATTTGGCTGAATGGCAAAATTACCATCATCCCGCAATATTACATGACCACACTTATGTTGACCGGGATTTGTACTGAATCCAAGGTTGGTAGTATTGTCATCTGGGGCATGCCAGTCAAGCGTAAAGAGGTATTTACCCTTTACAAACTCTCCTGAGCGGCTTACATATGTCATTCTCATGTTTCTCATAGCCTGAAACTCGGTTACCGTCACATGAGGACTGAAAGAATTCCACAACACAAGGTCGTGAATGTCCACTTCGGGGGTATCAGGCTCTGCACAGAACGCACTAATTGGCATTCTCCACCAAACACCGCCATCTTCCATTAGAAAATGAAATAGAGGGCTTCTTCCTTGAATTGAAGCGACCCCAAAAATCATACATGGGAAGTATTTATCGTGTGAATCCTTTTGATCACGAAGATAATTACCTCTTACATAACATTCAATTGGTGGTATATTTGCGTTTAACTCTGGCATTGTTCTTTCCTATAAAATTTGATTTAAACCTTTTCTAAAATTGATATTTAAAGCAAATCTAAAAGGGTTATGAATGGGGTTACTACCCGCATGAATGATACTACCATCAAAAACTACGGCAGAACCTTTTTTTGGGGGGATTGCCAAAGAAATTTTATCTTTATCATAGAAGTATGTTGGTCCGTCAGAATCATTTATGTAATATAAACATACGAGATGTGGAATCTTACGACCATCATCGTATTTTAAATCAGTATGAGGCTCCTGAGGCTCGTATCCAGTCCTCGTAGGGTCAGGGAAGGTGCAGTTTACCTTTGCACGAAATAGTGTGATATTCCCATAAAGTTTGATCAAGCTATCATAAACGGATGTTATTATCGGAAAGTGTGGAGAAACACGCTCTTCTCCGTACATCATTAAATGATGTGTCAACTGCAGTGGAGAATTGCCAGTTGCTCCTTGCTCATAGATATGAGTTTTATGAAATCTATATGGGAAACTCGAATCCTTTACATAGTCTTCAATAAGATTCTGCTTTTCTTTTGGAATTAGGTCTTCAATATAATCAATCATTTATTTTCTCAATTGCCTTATCAATAGCCTTCCATAAAGTCGGCCATTCACTGCGATGCTTTCTCATAACATGATGGTGATAGTGAGGTACTGGCCCTTCGTTTTCAATAGCCTCAATAATCTCTCTTATAATCTTTTTATAAGCATCTCTTTCTGCATTTGCATAGAAAGATTGGATTGTCGTTTGCTCAGCAGTTTTCATCCATATAGTGATTTGTCTCTCACAATCCTGTACACTTTGCTGCATGTCTCGTATTACAGCATAATTTTCATTACACATATTTTTCTTTCTTGTAAAAACCAAAGCCCCATGTTTTCACATAGGGCGATGGCGTAACTATAACGATCCCCAAGGTAGCCTGCACTTGCGTAACAAACACCAGAGGTGTTGTAATAATTATACACTATCGGCTATTCCGATAGAAGCCTCCGCCTTTTAATTGGACACCCGGTGATGAGTATACAGGTTTTAAAGCATCTCCGCATATTGGACAACAGATCATTTTTTGATCTTCATTAATTTTTCTTGTTTCTTCTACCTCATGACCACTAAGGCATTTATATTGATAAGTTGGCATTATTGCTCCTGTGCAAAAGTTTGAAAAGGCGCTCCTGTATATGGATCAAACTTTGATGTTATTGAAAGCGCTTTATTAATGGCAAGCTTTGCTTTCTGGATTGATATCTGTTTTCCGCCAGTGATGGCATAAATTGCTCCAAGAGCATATGAAGAACCAGTTCCAATTGCATAGATGCCAGTTCTATCTGAGGTCCAAGAATAGTCACCATCAATGATATACACAACTCCATTAACTGCTACTAGAATTGTAGATGAATGTTCTGACATATGTGTTTTATCATCTGCTTGATCTGGCATAGCGTATCCAGTATTCTCAAAGCAAACTTGAAGTTGTGGTATAAACTTTGTGGTTATAAACTCATCAAGTTGCTCTCCGCCAGTTTTAAATGGTGGTACTGGTGGAGTAAAGGCATGATGAAGAATGTTAATTGCTCTAACATCTCCAGCAGCTCCTAGTAAATATCTTCCCTTTTGAGAAATTTTACACGAACCAGTACCAAGTGTTGTTATTTGATATGCAAGACCACTTTCATCAAAAGATGAAACTCTAGAATCTGTGCCTACTACACAATAATCATCACCCTGAATTGCAACAATTGTAGTCATTAGCCAACAAGATCCTTTTGCAATGGCAAAAGAAAGTCTCCATTTATCCAAAGAAGAGCAACTGTTGAATACCCAACAATATCTAATAACGTATCGTAAACAGTTTCATCTGAAACGGCATTAACGCCTTGTCTCTTCTTAGACATAAGATTTTCAAATCTTGCAATCTTGTCATGCAGTCTTACAATCAGTCCCCACATACCAAATTTTGCAATATTTTCTGGGCCATAGTCATTCTGTTTTCTAATGACAGTTGATGCAATCATGCTTGGATTAAGTATTGTATTAACGAAACCAGAATAATCTGGATGTTCTGATAGATACTTAAACAAGGAGATTGCACAATGCGATGCTAATAGAAAGAATGCTTGATGAACTCTGATTGAGTCAAAAAATTCTTCAGAACTTGTAAAATCCTCGGATCTTTGAGGATCTATCTTATTCATCTCTTGTTCAATATATGAATTAATTAAGTTCTTTAAGTATTCAATATATTCTGAGTGTCCAGTAAAGTTTATAAATGTAAATGGAATAAAAGTTGTACCTGTACCATTATGTGTATATATGTCATTTATTATTTCAATAATTCTTTTATTTCCGCACTGTTCAGAAAAAGAAAAGATTTTTTGGACATAATGCTTTGCTGCATCATCCCAGCAAATAAAATAATTATCTTGTACTTCTAATTCTTTTTCAAAAGAACTTTTCATTTTGAAGAATTTCTTTCTTTTTCTGGATTGATAATTTCAAATTCTCCTCGTCTTACTTTCTTAAAAAGATGACGATTAGCGTTATAATAATTATAAAAAGTAGGCAAAGAAATTCCAAGTTCATCTGATACGATTTTTGGAGTTACAACACGCCCTGTATTGCTCTTAATAAAGCCAGCCAAGTCCTTACTCTTACGACCTCTACCAGCCTTTTGTGGTGAGCTGGGCTTGGAGAAGCCAAAGAAGTCGTACCACTTATTTACCAAATCTTGATCTGCTGTGTAATAACCAGCAATTTGAGATGGAGTCTTGTCCTCTCGTATCCCAGTAATAACAGAATAGGCAACCCTGCGGTCTTCGCCATTTGTGCCCTCTGGAATAAGGTTGATTAATTGCTGTTCTTGTTGTTTTGTGAGCATTCTTTTTCCTTTCTACGCTCTTTGTGACAGCATACCACAAGTTTTTAAAGAAAGTTGTTATTTTTTAAAAAAAGTGAAGCGCCTTCTGAATACCGTGATAATCTTGCGAAATATCACAGCCAAAAGGCGCTCCACAAACTTATTTTTTTAAATGCCAATCAATATGATTATCTAATTTGTCTCCGACACTGCGAACATCTTCATGAAGATTCTGAAGACTTTCGTAGACGAGGTTGTGATCTTCTTTATTCTCTTTTCTTGTTTTCTGAATTAGAGAAACAAGAACAGAAAAAACACCTGCAATCACGACACCTATGAGACTTGCAATGCTGGCATCCATAGTTTAGTCATTCAATAAAAATTTAGCAATGGCTTCAACATCCATGTCGAAATCACCATATTCTGCTGCATGCTCAGAAAGAATGGCAACTAGATCAGACTTCTTAACTTCTGGGTCAAGAGGAACCTGCTTTGTAGGGGCAGTCTTGCCAGCACCAGAAGTTGGTGTCTGAGCAGAGCCAGCTGCTGGAATGCTCGTAACCTTCTTTTCTGGGTCCAATGGGACTTCATTCATCATAGCCTTGATGATATCGCCCTGTGAACTGTGCCATGCGGCAGCCTTGATATGGTCTTGCATAGATTCAGCGGCAGACTTTGCCATTTCTTCATGCCAAGACTTCATTGAATCATGATCTTGAATCATTTTATCAACATTGTATTTCATTTTATTTCTCCTTATTAAGTAATAAATCTCTAAGTATAGAGACAAGGGTAGACATTGAATCTTCTTCATCGTCATCCTCTTCTTCTTCGTATTCATCTTCCATTTCTGGTTTTACGAGTCCGTCTGGAATTACAGCGAATCTGCACTTTCCTTCATCTTCTACTTTTTGGGCGATAATTTTACAAACACCATCACCTTCATATAGAACACAGTTTGCGCACTTAACACCGATATCTTTAACTTCATTTTCTTCTGGCTCATCATAGCCAGCCCAAATACCGGTTTCATCTTCGTTAAACTTACCGTAATTGGATGCAATTGTTATTAAAGCATCAGCAAGTGCTGCTTCTTCTTCTGCAAGATCTTCTGCAACTTTTTCCACATTTTCTTTTGTCACTTTGTAACCTCCTCCTCTTTTTTTATATTCACGAACAAGCCATGCATTCGCATAGGCTGAAGGATATACATCGAAT